CAGGATCGAAGTGTGCCAGTTTGAGGAGATGTCGAAAGCGCTGACGGCGCGAACGCGGGCCAGGTAACCGCCCGCGTAAATGCCGGTCACATCGACACTGGTAGAGCCGGTGCGCTGCACCTTGATCCAGTTGCCGTTGTCCTTGCGCCACTCCACGTCATAGGCGACGGCACCGCTTACGGCTGGCCAACTGATCGTCATGGTGGTGACGGCCAGGCCCTGAGCAATGGCGGTGGTCGAAGTCAGCGCTACACTGGCAGGCGCAGCAACGACCGTGATCGGAATGACACTGATCGGGCGTTCTTCAAGGCGCGCGCCCGTATCGATATAGGTGAATTTGCTAGGATCGTACTGGACTGCGGATATCTCGAAAACGCCCTGCTCGGGCCGAGACACCGCCGTCACTCGATACAAAGGAACGGCCAAATCGTCGGCGTCCAGTGCCCACACAAGTTGAGCCTCGGGAGGTGTGGAATATGCAGTCGTGACTCGGATCACTCTGCCGGCTACAGACTGTACGGTGCGCGCCTCACATTTGCCGGACGGGAGATTGAGAATCAACCGATCTCCTGCCTTGGCTTGCGTGTCGCGGTCCAACGTGATCGCCAGCCCCTGAACGGCAGTAATACGGCCGCCTATGGCCCTGCCTGCAAGCAACTCGTCAGCAACGGGAATCACGTAGCCAGGTAGTGGAATCCTCCCATCTAACCCGACCCGGAAGCTAATGGCCCGATCTCTGGAGTTCGTCAGCAGCGCCCATTTACCGCGGCGCTGAGCCTCAGACTCACGCGTGCAGCCAATCGCGCTGATCTCCAGCGGATTGTCACCATAGCGGCGCTGAAGCTTGGCATCGGCTACAGCGGTAACGTCTGTGTCGTAGTTGTTGGACGGGTTGTCGTAGCTGATCAGTGCACGACTGTAGCGGGTGCGCTCCGATGCGCTTGAATAGGTGAACTTGCCGTCAATGACGTTTGCCCGGGTATAGGCAAAGTCGAAGTCGGTGGCTCGGGGCATGTCCGAGAGGCTGTACACCTGACCTTGAGCCCAGTACGTCATGCCGCGATAAATAGCGGAGATGTCCCGGAGCAGCGCCCAAGCCCCCGCCTTACCCTGCAGATTCATGTTGCAGATGAAGCGTGGCTCTACCCCGCCTTTGCCATCGGCCACCATCTGGTCGCAGTATTGTGCGATCCGGTAGAGCTCCCACTTGTCGACCTGCCATGGCTTGATACGACGACCAAGGCCAAAGCGATCATTAATCGTTATGCCGTAGGTGACCCAGGCGGGGTTGTCGGTCCACGCCTGCTTGAACGTACCGTCCCAGATGCCGGAATAAGTTCGGGTATCCGGATCGTAGTTGCTCGGCACACTCCACATCCGCGCCCTGCAATCAATTGTGACTGCGGGGATATTTCGAAACTGCTCGGCAGAAAACTCGATGTACAACAAAGCCGTGTTTGGGTAGCGCAGCTTTGCGTCGATCACCTCAGTGAAGCCCGCGATCTGCATGGTGTCGGCAATTTTGTTGTTGTTCTGGTTCGCCGTTATTCGGGTGACGCGCATCAGCCAGCCGCTGGTTGCTGCTGGCAGATCGATACGACGGGTGCGCTCGTAAGGACTGGTTGTCTTGCCGTCTACAGCTTCGCTCAAAACCTGCTGATAAGCGCCGCCGTCAGTTGCCAGCTCGACGCGGTACTCGATCCGATACCCGTTGATATTGTTGTTAGAATCAACCGACTGGAGGGCCGGCCAAGCGAAACGAAGGCGGACGGCTGAGAGTTCGGTATTGCTGATAGCTCTCACCCATGGCGTGCCGCTGCGCAACTCCACGCCAAGAGTGGTTTCGTTCTCAACTGACGGGATGCCTTGGATGTAATCCTGATTCACTGACCCGTGGCGGAACTCCCACTTCACATTAGGGAAGTTCATGTTGCCTTGAGGATCTTGCAGCGGGGTGTTGTCGAGATAGATGTCCTGTGCTGTTGGAGTGCCTGCGAATTCCCCTTCACCTATCGCGATGAGAATTTTTGCCATAGCGACTGAGCGCAGACTGTCCGGGGCCTCGGTCGGTGTCTTCGGCTTATCTTCCCCGCCCTTCGCGCCCTCGATATCAAATTTAAGTGCTGCGCCCATGCTTTTCTCCAGGCAAAAAAAACCGCCTCGTGGGCGGCTGGTGTTTGCGGCTGCGTGTTACATCTGGTCTTCGGCGTAAATGGCTGCGCTGATGATCGCGCCACCCCATCGGCGCTTGCCGACGCATAGCGGTACAGGGTTACCGGAAGCCGTCGTGTTCTTGGCTGATCCGAACGCATAGCCGGGGGTGTTTTCAGGCGCAGCGCTTGTCTTGAGGCCTTTAGCTGCCGGGCTCAACATCTGAATAACCCCGCCTATCGCCATGGAAGCACCCATGGTTATTAGCGCGGATCCGAATGGCGCACCAGCCCCGAAGGTCCCGCCGGTGATGACCAGGCCAACAACGATCAGCACGGCGCCGATGATGGTCTGTAGCACACCAGCCTTCTTGCTGCCCACGATGACTGGCGCGATACGAATGTCGCCCTCACCCCCAAACCCTAACTCATCCTCACTGATGTTCGTCTTGCCGCGAAACACCGCAAACTCGATCCCTCTGGACTTCGCATTGGAGAGGAATTGTTCGAAGCCCGGTATTTGCACGCAGAGAGCTTTTATCGCTTCGGCCGGGGACCGCACTGACAGCCTGAACGATCGACCGAACTGGCGAAGCTGGCCGTATAGGCGAATGGTGGTCATTGGTTGGTAGGCAATCGCCAGTGCTGACATTCAGTTTCTCCGGGCAAGAAAAAACCCGCCGAAGCGGGTCCTGATGTGATAAGGGGTCAAAGGCAGCTTTCGAGGGCCGCGAGTCTCTTTTTTGATATCCAGTTGTTCAGAACAGCGTAGTACTTGGCTATGGAACCGGAAGCGCCTTGCTGGATGTCAGCAAAGTACTCGCTACCAGCGGTGAATACTGTGTAGCCGTTATCCCGGCCTGGCTGCAAGGTTGCTTCTGGCGTTACGCCAAACAGCGCCTGGTTCTGCCACTCATATTGGACGCACTGGGCGAGAGCCTTATCTGTTTTTTTCGAGTATAGGATCTTGGCTGGACCTTCCTGTCTTGCCTCCTTCATAGTCGGCGCCATGCACCCCGCCAGCAGCGCCATAGCCAAAGCACCAATCAAAATTCGCATTGCGTTCCTCCCTGTTGATGGCAGCAATCTACCATCATCCAGAGAGCGCCAAAACCCCGCAACGGCGGGGTCATAAACAAACATGTCTTAGGCGGCGTCCAATCCGAGCGTCAATTGCAGTTCATTTCGCCAGTAATTGACATCATGAACCAGGCCGGGCTTACGCCATCGAAAGGATGCAAGCTCCCTACCGCTCAAGCTCGCCACCTGCTGCGCGCTCTCCAGTGTTCTGCATGCCCGCTCAAATTGCTGCTTCTCGTTCAGTTCGCCATGGAGGAGCGCATCGATGTGCAGATCGCACCAGACAGCAAACTTTACGTCTAGCCAGCGCGCAAAGGCGACAGCCAGTTTTGGGTGAAGCCAAGTGCCGCTTTGGTACCGGCCACGGCGAGATTCTAAAAGTGACTCAGGATCACAATTAAGCGCATCAGCCAGAACGGACAGGTACTGCTGCGTTTCATCTTGCTTGAGCCAGTCAACCGGGCGCTTCCCATAGCGCTTGGCGACATCTGTTGCGTTGATCCATCCATCGCTGTTGAAGCGGACGGCTTGGCCTTCGTAATTGAACGGAACAATCGCGGAATTCATGCTGCCGTCCCCATTGACCTGTAGCCGCCTTCGCAACCGAAACTCCGATAGGCTTCGTAGATTTCGTCGCCGCGCTTGTCGAGCTCTGCAAATGACCCCCCGCCATGCTGGATTTGATCGAAGATTGCCATCAGGGGTTTTGAAGACAGCGCCCGGGCAGCTGCAAGCATCCCATCCCTTTTCCCGCGCATGGCTGAAAACGCCGACATCAGCACGTACAGATGGTGAGTCTCGAACCTGTTGAGGTGGATACCATCTGTACGGTTAGCCTTAATGTACTCACCTTCGAGTATCGCGTAAGCGGCTATGAAATTTCGGGCTGCGTCCAGCTGTTCCGCGGGGATATCCGCCGCCGACCGAACGCCAAACGCCGCATGAGCTTGCGACCAAATCTTCGCAGTAGCTCGTCGCTGCAAGGCAGCAGGAAGCGCTGAGACTTTGCCTTTAACTACCGCTGCCAACATGTGGAACCCGTCGGTGCCGATGGTCTGAGCCATGATGGTCATTGCATCGCTAGGGGCTACTTTGTGCAGGCGTTTCTCACATTCGATGAAATAGCGGCGAGCCTGCTTTCCCTTATCGTTGCGCTCAATCATAGATAGCTCTTTGGCCATATCCAAAGTGAGCTGATACTCCATGCTCGGGCGGCCCTTTCCTTTTTTACTCAATACTGAGTAAAAGTCCTCACCTTCGCAAAAGTCATAGTCAGCGAGTCGACGGGCAATCCAATCATTGAATCGCGCGTCAACCTCCAGAAAGCGATGGAGCGCGCGTCCATCCACAAGCTGAGCGCCACCATTGATACGCTCGTCCACGATCACAGGAATCAATGCTTGTGCGCTCATGGCCGAACCTCCGACCCGCAAGCGCTTCCTGCAATGTATTTCCCAAGTCTCAAATCGAATCGAATCTCGGTGAAGGTGATCCCGTCAGGCAATTCAACCAACAGTCTTTTCCCAACTGCGACGCCACGCTCCGATTTGTACTTCGACATGTATCGCTGAAGCTGTCGTAGAGCGGACGCATTGAAGTCGCCTATCTTCACCTCAACAGGAATTTTCCCGTCGATCAACAGGTCGGGCTGGGAAGGCCCTGCCAAGACAGCACCCTGAAAGTACTCCGCAACCTCCGCATATGCTGCATGCTCGGAGCGAAGCTTCTCCAGATGAAGGGAGGCGTACATCACTACGTTCATGAATAGCTGCAGTGAGGGATCACGGCCAGAACGCCAGAGTGCATTCCTTGTATCAATCACTTGCTGAACAGTTGGGGGTTCTTCTCCAAACATCAGGGCTATTAGAGGCCCGTTATCGTCATCCGCAGTGACGCTGTGCCCGCGAAAGTCGAACGGGATGACATTGGATACGGCTGTGCTATTATTCGTCATGACGTTTTTCCTAGTAGATTGATGTCGACCCAAACCCTGTCGCCTGGCCGCGACGGGGTTTTTTTATGCCTGCTTTGTTTCTTCATCACGCTTCATTGCCTCCCGCAACGCCCTTCCTACCAGCCAGTTCTGGCTGCGCTCTTCCTTCCGTGCCTTTTTCTCCAGCCATTCCTTAACATCAGGCTCCGCGCGAAAAATCACCTGTGCCATATCACGTACCTTCATCTCGCCTCCCTATGCATCACCGTTGTGCATATATCTAATCTATAACGGTGATGCATTGCCGTCAATACCACGGTGATGCATTATTTTGTTCCATTAACCGGAACCGCATACCCAATGAGCCGCACCGACCCGCAATTCAATCTCCGCATTCCAGAGTCTCTTCGGGATCAAGTTATGGCGGCAGCTAAAGAAAGTGGTCGGTCCGCTACAGCCGAGATACTTTCCCGGCTTGAGCTAAGCTTCCTAGGCGCAAGCCCTAGCCAAGACCTGATGCCGGCTGCAAGAGCCCGGGAAATGTCGGAAATTGCCAGGCAGAGCATCCCCTCTACGATGAGGTCCAGAATTCAGGACGCGCTCGCGCGAGCTGTATCTATGGGGCATACCAGTGCTGCCGTGTCGTTCAAAGACCTTGAGCTAGACGAACTGCCGGAGGCGGACTCTACGGCGCTTTACGACGCTTTCAGTGAGATGCTTGAAGGCGCCGGATACATGATCGAGTGGGATGCGCCTGACTCCCTATGGATTAGCTTTTCCCCGACAGCTTAGTCAGATTAGCCCCGTCATTACCCCTTTTAAGACACCTGCAAGCCTGCTAAGGGCGTCAGCCTCAGTCCTTCTCCGCTTCCGCCGGACATAGCGCATTAAGGGCGAAAACAACTTCATCTACATGCCGTCTCGGCAATGGCGAAGGGGTGGGAGTCCAGCCAGCTTGGACTTTTTGAGAACAGATCAAACGCAAGGAGCATTGATGATCGTCTACAAATACATGACCCTGCCCGGATTGGAAGCATGTCTGAGCAAGCGGACAATCAGGTTCACTAAGCCGGTCAATTTCAATGATCCTTTCGATTGCGCCGCATCGACGGAATCGACAAGTGAAGGGTTAAACGTCAGAGCAGTTGGGTCCACAAACGCCGATACGCTTTTCGCGATCAGAAATGCTATCGGCATTTTGTCTTTGACTCGCAATCCGCTAAACCCGCTGATGTGGGCCCATTATGGGCAGAACCATACTGGCGGCGTGATCGCAATTGACAGCGAGGCGGCAGGCCTGGAGTGTCCGACCACCAATATCATCACTGCCAGTTCGGGCAACGCCATCTACACGACTGTCCGCCCAAGCCTAGACAGCGACCTTCTCCCTTATCACGACGAAATATCCTCTCAGCATGACAGGCTCATGCTCGAGCGCCTTTTCCTCTACAAGTCACTTCACTGGTCGTATGAGGAAGAGATCCGGGTAGCTCGCCGGATTGATTACACGCCTCAAGTAAAATTCCAAGATTTCGTGATACCGGCAGAGGCCATCACTGGTGTGTATCTAGGTGCCAGGTATTTTGCAGCACTCATCGATGATTTCGACGGAAGCCTTCCTAAGGTACATCTCCACCACCCGGATTTTGAGTTTCACCTCTGCTATCAGGATCAGCGAACTTGGGGTTTGCATTCCGAATCCTATCAGCCGAACCTTTAGCGGCTGTCAGACATAGAAAGCCCAGCGCTGGGCTGGGCTGGGCTGGGCTGGGCTGCAGCTTCGAGGCTATTACCTGCTTTTTATCAACTCGATGAACTTTTTCCTAGCAAACTTCTTCTCCGGCTGATCCAAGTCGCGTTTTATAGCGTCGCGACTCGTGCCAAGCAGCTTCCCATCAAACTCTCGCGGAAGCGACGAGCTGCTCTTCAAGTGTTCTTTCAAAGCGAGCAGGTCGCTTGGAACCAATGCGCTCACCAGAGTCTCGATCAGGGCCTCCAGAATCTGTATAGCCTCATCTTCGCTTGCGACAGTCTCATTGACCGCAGGTTTCGCCTCGTGGTCAACGACTGGAGTAACGCGAGGCCGAACAGGGAGTTGACGTACGCTCAAGAACGAATTGATGATTTCTGGCGTCCATTCAGTATGAGTATCTGCTTCTTGGATAAGACTCAGCGACTGATGATTCTTGTCGTGCTCGTTTGCGATGCCTATCAAATGGACCCGTACGCCGTAATTCTGGGCGAACTGCACCCCGACACGGACATCCTCATCACCGGATATTAATACCGCATCGGCAATAGCGTGATTTCTGGCGAGCTCGATCATATCGATAACGATCATGGAGTCCACGCCCTTCTGCTGGCCGCTACCGTTAAGCGTGCCCATGCGAACCTTCACATTATTGCTGCTAGCAAGGCGCTTTTGCTCAAGCGTGGGGCCGCTGGACCCGATGGCGTCATACCAGTAGATACGCAGAAGAGGCGTGCCGCCGGAGAGCTGCTCTGAAGTGCCAATAAGCTGGGTAATGACTGACTGCTCATTCAGCGAGAGTTGTTGCCGCTTCACCACGTCGCCGGTTATTGCCTGAGAGCCTTGCGCAAACAGATATCCAGCATCGACAAAAATACCTAGCCGGTTCATTTTCCATCCCTAGAAAGTATTAAGGGCCCCCTCAGGGACCCTTTGTATGTCTCGCAGCAGACCGTATATGGGTAGTGGCTGCTGCTTTGACAGAGCGGATGTTATGCGTGACCGTCACGCCAGTCAACAAATTGTTGACTGTGACACACCTTAGAGAACCAAGCTCGGCCCTACCGAGTCACCTAGTCAGGTGGCCAGGCAGCTGCGTACATTGCCTGTCCACCCATCCAGCGTGGCTGAATACCCAGTAGCCAGTGATGCGTCGACCGTAGTAGCGTTATGCCTCTCACAAAGGAAGTGGTGGATATAATGACGGATCTGCATGATGAGTTCGGCGCAACCCGCTGTTTCAACGCAGAACGAGTCAGCAGGCGGACTGCCGATACGTTAGTGGGCCTCGCAGCCGGGCTCGTTGCTGACAATGTAGTTACCCAAGAAGAGGCCGTATTTCTCAAGCGATGGATCGAGCACAACATGGCTCATCTCGAGGATCCAGTAGTTAATTTGCTGTACCGCCGACTAAATGCAATGCTCGTTGACGGCGTGCTTGATATGGATGAGTCTGCTGACCTGCTGGGGATGTTGAGGAGTTTTAGCGGGCTTCCCAGCACCGCGGACTTTGCCGTGACGTTTCCTGACGCTTCATCACGGCCAACTGACCTACCCTTTTGTGCGCCCGCGCCCTCCCTCCTTTTTGAAGGCAAGAATTTTGTCTTCACTGGCGTAATGGCTTTCGGTCCGCGCAAGGAGTGCCAGCAGCTAGTCACCGATAAAGGCGGCATTCTCGGCGGAGCCATCAGCAAAAAAGTGGATTACCTCATAGTTGGCAGCGTGGGGAGTGAGCAGTGGCGCCATGCGTCGTACGGAACAAAGATACTCAAAGCTGTAGAGCTTCGTGAAGCCGGCGCGCCGATAGCTATCGTTTCTGAAGACCACTGGCAAAGCGCGATCTTGGTCTAGGCTGATCGCTACCGAGCCAGTGTTTGCTGCGGGCTCCATGGCAGGCCGCATGCGCTATTCCCCAAGTCCTGCCGCGCTGCACGCTGGTTTCGCATCTTTGTGCCTGAGGACCAAGCGAGTACGATCCAGCCACGGGCCGCCGAAGACGATAATTTCTGATGGCCTGCCATACAGGTGATGCAGCAGGAATGGGCCGGGGCCGAACACCTCGGCATCCTCGCCTGGCAGCGCAGCATCAGCTCCGAGGTAGATGCCTGCGTGGTTCGGATGCTTCGTGCGCCCCACCTCCATCACGATCATGTCGCCGCGCTGGGGCTGGTCGACCCGGTAGAAGCCCGCAGCCTCGTAGTTCGCCTCATACAAGCTTTCGGCCTCGGCGTTCTCCCACCAACCATCCGCGCGCTTGAACGACTCGAACTCAAGCCCCCATTCGCGCTTGTACCAGTCCGCACAGACCTGCCAACAGTCCCATGCCCCATGTACAAAAGGACGCTTGAGCAGCGGAGTGTTGCCGGTCGGGACAATGGTTCTCAGGTCCCCTTCCGGCCAACTGATGATGTGCCAGGGCAATTCCGTCGCCTCGCACATCGCCCGGTCGCGCGGGGATGGCCTGCTGGTCGCGTCAGGGTGAGAGTGGACAATGCCGATGATCTCGCCGACCTCTTCTGCCTGGGCGTAGTCCTCAGGATCAATCCGAAACTCTTCAGTTGGGTCAGTCGATGTATTTCCGCAAGGGAAGTAGTGCTGCTTTCGGCCGACAGCCAGCAACAGGCCGCAGCATTCCTTTGGATACTCTGCAGCAGCGTGCGCTTTGACGGCTTCCAAGATGTACTTGAACATGGTCAGCTCCGCGCGATCAGGGACACCGCAGGGAAACCCCCATGGTTCAGTTGGTTGTTTTGACCGAAGCGCAACTGGCAGGACTTCAGCCCGCCCTTGCACTCGTCTTTTGATGGGTCGTCTGTTGGGTTGTCGTCATCGTCGAACATCGCCGCCCCGGTGTACTGACAGTCTGGCCCGCGATATCCGCCGGTCATTGCCCAGTGGCAGAAGGTCGTCATCTGTCGCCCCGGCAGTCCGTGATCGTCAATTTCTCCTGGGGAAGACAGCTCCCACTGAACGACTTCCCCGTCTTCACCTGTTTTCTGGTCGATGTACCAGATCTCCAGCGCTTCCTGCGTCGGGTCTGCCGTCGGGTTGCCTTCAGGGAAGTTGGCTGCGTCCAGATACTGAACAAGCGTCTCTCTCACCGTTAGCTGAAACTTGAGCAGGTCCTCAAAAGCCAAACACAGCGCCGTAATGCGCCCATTGACATTGCCCGCCATGAAAGTCGGCCGTGTTGCGCTTCCATTGCTGTCCGCGCCGACACCTTCGATCTGCACCGGCCATGCGGCGTATTCATTGCCCTGCCACCAGATTGACTTGGCTGGCAAATCATTCACCGATCCCTCATAGGCCAGAAGCTCCTCCGGCGTATGCGGCACAGCGTGAGCATGGAAGCGAAGCACGTCCGCGCCATACTCAGTGCCGTCGATCTCAAACAGCCGCACTTCCCCGCCGGGCTCCAGTTTCTGGATGTCCGTAATCAAAGCCATGCGGCATTACCTCAAGGATGGAATGTTTGTTCGAAGGTGGCGGAAAGTGTGTAAACCGTGCCGCCCTTATGGGATGGCTGATAACCGGTGCATTTGTAGAGCCCCAACACGCCCAAAGGCGGAACCCACAGAAAGGCGTTCGCGCCCTTGTGTCTGCGCAAGAAGGCAATCACCTCCTGAATCCGGGCCTTTGGACCTGTAAAACTCACCGGCCACGACTGCTGTTCATTGTTGATCCCGTCAGACACCGACTGGCTGTACCCGTCGCCGAATTGCTTGGTGCGGGTGCGCTGGGATATGTCGCCCGTCGCACCCTTGTCCACCTGCCAGGTGAATCGCTCGATAGCCATGTATTACCCTCTGATGGCCCTGAATACTTTCCCGCCCTGACGAAGATCCTGGCTGATCAGCTTCTGATAGCGTTGGTCTACGAAGTCGCCCAGGTCTTTGCCGAATTGCTCATAGGCTGGATCGTCAGCAGTCGAGGTCGTCGTACCGTCGCCAGCAACGTTTACCTGAACGCTGATCACGGTTCCGCCCGCGGCATTTGCACCACCTACAGAACGAACGCCCAGCTGGCCCCCAGCAGTCCGGGTAAGCGGCATGATTGCCTCAGGCCCGGCCTCCCCCATGACGCCCGTCTGCCCGCCCGACATCCCGAAGGCTGTAGGCTTGCTGACTACGCTATTGGTGAATGCTCCGCCGCTGGCGAACATTTGTACTCCGCCGCTCCATGCACCACCTTTTGCCTGCTGGACGCCAGACCATCCGCTGAGTGCGGCATCGCTGTAGCCCGCAGAAGTTGACCCTGCTGACGTAGTAGATCCGCCAAAGTAGGAGCCAGCCGCAGAAGAGGCCAGACCGAACAGTGCGCTTAATGCCTCAGAGCTGGCCTGCCTCGCCGCAATACGAGCCATATCGGCAAGGATGGATTTGGCGAAATCGGCAAACGACAGCTTCCCAGTCATGGCGAAGTTGACGATTGCATCCTCCATCGAGCTGAACGCGCTCGTGAACAGCGACTTGGTCTGCCCGGCGACATCTTTCGCGGAGTCCAGGTAGTTCTGGAACGCCGAGGATGCCCCTGCGCTCCAGCTGCCCTGGGCGGCCGTCATGTCGTCGTAGTTGGTCTGGACCGTATCGCGCAGGTCCTTTTGGGTTTTGTTCAGCGCGGCCAGCTTCTGGTTGTACTCGTCCAGGCTCATGCCGCGGGAGCCATCGCCGTACTGGTTGGCCAGTTCAACTTTCTGCTGGTTGATACGGTCGTCAATGCCGTTTTGCTGATCGAACAGCCCGCGCTGCCGATCCCCCATTCCGAGAGTCGCGGCGGATCGCTGGCCTTGCTCACGAAGAGTCTTGACCTGCTGCTCCAGCGCGCTGGTGTACGTCTGAACCGCAAGCTCCTGCTTCTTGAGGCGACCCTGTTCATTCGAAGCCAGCACGTTCAGCTCGGTGTCGGCATCCTGTTGAGCCTTGACCATGCCTGCCCTGGCGTCAGCGATCTTCTGGTCCAGCTGAATACGCTGCTCGGCAGACGTCGTGCCTTTGGCGCGTGCTGCTTCAAGTGCGGATATCTCTGCCTCATATGCAGCGGTGACCTCGACCTGTTCCTGCTGAACGATAGCCACGCGCTGACTCGCATACGACTCAGCAGACACAAGGCCTGCTTTCTGAGCGGCGTCCAGTTCTTTCTGGATGTTGTCGTAGTAGCTAGTGACCGACTTCAGCTGGTTCTGCGCATCGTTGAATCCGGTCAGATCTACAGCGCCGGCCGACTGCTTTGGATCCTTGAATTGATCGTTGATGTTGGCCCTGACCCGGGCAATATTCTCCGGTTTGAGGCGGTCGTCGTTCGGATTGGTCTTGCGAATGGTTTCGAGGGACTTGTCGTAATCCTTCTGCGCATCCGCGCGCTTCTCAGCATTGGTCCGAGCTGATTTTTCGAGTGCGTCGACCTTGGTCAGCGCCAGGATCGTTGCCTGTTGCCGCTGCGCATCAGCCCCACGAGCCGCCGCGATGGCAGCCTGCGTATCGCGCTGCTGAGTCAGGTACTGAAGCTCAAGCCGGGAATTGGTCAGCTTTTCCTGAGCGTCAGTATCGACCGGGTTGCCGTTTACAGCAGATTGCGCTGCAGCAACGCGCTGCTGGGCATTGGTGATCTTGTCCGCCAGAGTTTGTTCGCGTCCAAACTCCTTTAGCGAGTCGATTGATTTTTTGGTCTCGTCTCCAACTGCCTTCCAGCCGCGCTCCCAAAGACCGAGGTTCTTCGTGATCTCACCAGACCGCTCGGTCATGGTGTTCGCATAGGTGTCAGTGAGGAGTTTTGCGGCGCCGATGGAGTCGCCCTGCTCTTTCAACGCGACAACCTGCGAGTACACGGCTGCTGTCAGGAAGCCGTACTGCTGATTTAACTCCTTGGCTGCCGCGACTGGATCCATGCCGATCTTGGCAAACTCGGCCACCGTCTTCTCAACCGCCTGCCCGGTGGCGTCTTCCATCGCAGCCGCAGCATCGGCGACGGTTTTGAAGCTGTCGCTCGCAATGGTTCCGCTGTTGGCAATCAGAACCAGGGATGCAGCAGCCTCGCCTACCGTGCCGTTCGTAGCCGCTACCTGCTGCGCCATCGAGGCAAGCTGGTCGGCAGTCTTGCCTGCACGGTTCCCGGTCAGGATCAGTGCCTGGTTGTACTTGTCGGCCTCCTTGCTGCCCTGGCTGTATCCATAGATCACCGTTGCGATAGCGGCCGCCAACGCAACAGCCCCCGCGACCACAAGCCCAAAGGCAGAGCTGAGCGGCGGCGTCGCCGTGCTCAGCGCGTCCGTGGCCTCCTTGGCGTTCTTGGCCGCGTCTGCTGCCGTGTTAGCGCCCTCGGCCAAGCCTCCCAGGCTATCGCTGGCCGCATCCGCGCCGTCTGCTGCCGCCTTTGCGCCGCTGCCCACGGCATCCAGCGCATCGCCCACGGCACCAATACCGCCGCCCAGGCCAAGCACCGAGCGGATCTTCTGACCCATCACATCCAGGGTGGGCCCGATGCCGCCGAACGAATCGGCGATCTGCCCACCCTGTTGGATCAGCACCAGCAACGGGTTCTGTCCGCCGGCCAGGCTGGTGAAGATGTCCGTGAACTGCGACGGAAGCTGACGCAGAGCCTGCTGAGTCTGGTTCGTAGTCCTGCCGGTCTTTTGCAGGCTTTCGTCCAGGTCTCCGAGCTTCTGACGCGAGCTGTCGATGCGGCCGGCGTACTCGCTGAACGTCTCAACATCGATGAGCCCGGCGTTCTTGTACTTCTGCAGCTGGGCCTGCTGCTCGTCCAGGCGATCCAGCGCGGCGATGGTCGGGTTGATCTTGCCCAGCAGCGCCTGAAGGCCCTCGGCTTGCACGCCGGTGGCCGCCGCAGCCTTGCGAGACTCTTCGGCGAGTCGGTCCTCGGTAGCCAGCAAAGCCTGAGCGCGGGAGTTGATCGCGGCAATTTCCGCATTCCAGTCACGCGCCGCTGCCTTGCCGCCATCCATGGCCGAAGCGGTGCTGGTAACGCTCCCGCCCAGACCCTGCACGTACTGGCTGGACTCGAGCGAGGCTTTCGCCATTGCCGTGAGGCGCGCCATTGCCTCTTCGGTGGTTTCGGACAGCCTGCCTTCAGCGGAGGACAGGCCGGCAGCCGAGGAAGACGCCTTGTCGAACCCAGAGGCGACACCCTCTGCCGCTTTCTCTGCCCGTCCGCCAGCCGCAGCCAGCTTGTCGAGTTCGGTAGCGGCCTGCGAGGCGTCGCCGGAGTCGACCTTGATCCCCAGTTCAGCGATAGACGTCATGAGCGCTCCGTTATTTCGATTCGCTCATCACGAGCAGTGCTTCAACCTCCATCGTGCGGAGGTCTGGGAATAGTTGCGGTAGATCGCGGCGCTTGATTTCGAGCATCGAGGCCGTGGGAGGGACAGCGGCGTAATCCAGACCTGATGCGCCGCCGGGACCGGTACGCCACTGCGTCGACAACGCTTCGAAGAGGCGAAAGGCTGGCCAGGCATCCGGCCAGACCTCGACGACTTCCTCAGGAATGTCCGCCTTGGTCATGCCGAAGGCGGCCAGATCTGCGTCAGACGGCCCAGGGTCGTACAGCGCCCGGGCCGCAGCCGTCAGTTTCCCAGGCGGGCCGGGGCGTAGGCCGACTGGTACGCGTCAATCACCGCCTGAGGTGCGCCGGCGCACGTGCTCACCAGAGAGGTAATCGCCTCGTCGGTGAACTTGTCATCGAAGCCCCAGCCAGTCGTGATGTCCTTGATCTGAGCAACCTGCAGGGCGATTTCGCCAGCAGTCGCTTCAACCCACGGCAGGCCGTCTTCCTTGATCCTGGTCGCGTACTCGTCGCGCGCCTTGTTCCAGCGGTCGAACATGGCGGCCAACCCGTTTCGGTCCATGTACTTAAACTCGAAGTCCACCTTTACTGGATCGCTGCCGACGCGGGGAATCATCACCGGCGCTTTGAACGTCGGGTTCTGAGCAATCTTGATCTTCGCCATGGGTTAGGCCGCCTGGTAACGAGTCGGGCGGGCTGCCAGCGACAGGGTGATGGTGCGGGTCATCAGCGCGCCACGGTTCAGAACCGGAGTCGCCGTGATCGATACGTAAGCGTTGTAGTAGATGACTGAGCCGCCCGGCAGCTTCAAGCGGACCACGCGGGTTTGCTTGTCCTCATCGGCTTCCTCAACCACCGGAACGTACGCCAGCAGAGGATCGTCAGCGACAGTGATAGTCATGCTGATGGGGGTTTTGGTTGTCGGCAGCTGACGGTCATCGTCGTCTTCCAAGAAGCCGAAGGTGGTGAACTGCTGGTCGCCGCCGCTGGTGGCCACCTCGGTGATCTGCGAGATCTGGGCCCAGGCCGAGACACTGCGAACCGAGCCGACACCCGCGCCAGCCGTGTACACGTCCACATTGGTGGTGTTGATCCCGTCCAGGGAGAACGAGTCTGCAGCTACTGCATCCACGCGCGCAACCCGGTCATTCAGCCGGGTCCAGCCGGAGTTGACGACGATGACGTCGCCATCTGCCAGATCGTGGCCAGCAGCAGTGACGACCGCCGGATTGGCGTTGGAGATGGCCGAAGCCAGCACGGCAGCGGTAAAGACCGAGCCGATTTCCATGATCGCGCCGTTAGGTAATTTGAACGCCATTGGTGTTTCCTCTTTTCAGAAAATGAAGAACCCGCTCAATGGCGGGTTCTGGATTTGCCCAATGGGCGAATTAGTTGGTGTCGGCCCGGTACTGGAACGATGCTGAAACGGTCAGCGTGGTGTCGCCTGCGATCGGCGGGCCTGGCTCGACAGGTGTAAGCACCATCACGTCAAAGTCGTCTCGCCTGAGCCTAAGGTAAACGGGGAAAAGCTCGGTGATGTCCTCAACCAAGCCTTCAGCCGCGCCGGTACCGCTACCGACTGGCGTCACCGCGTTGATCTGGAAAATCCCGGTATAGGCCCGGTGATCACCCGACAATGTATCGCTGTCGGCACCCGCCGGCAGCATGAACGCCGCCAAGTAGGTTTCGTTGTCGTCTGGGGTGAAGCTCACGCCTTGGTAAGCGACCCGCAGATTGCGCTCGGCTGCCCAGGCGGCAAGACGCTGTTCGAACAGAGAACGGATGATCCTGTGACTCATACTTGGTGATTCCTGATGGCTTCCTCAACGATCCGCTGGAAGCGAGCAACGGTGATACGGACCATGCCCTCAGGAGCCTGAGACGAATGACCGAACTCGAGCGGGATTGCGTAAGGCAAGCTGTTTGTTATGTATGCGACGTCGCCAGCCTTGAACTCAAGCGCGCCATTGACGATACGTACCGTGGACGTCTGGCCGCTCGGGTCGACTTCCTCCGTAGTGGACTCGTCTGGGGCACCGATGCTGAACATCCAGTTCCCGCGGAACCGGCCGCCGACGTAGCCGTCAGGCTTGGCGATGTCCATGCCATCCTTCACCTTGCGGCCTGGCTTTAAGCGACCCGCCTTTGTCAGATTGGCCGGGTCGGATCGCAGCGCAGCGTTATGGCTCTCGACCTCGGCGCTGTACTCAGACGCGATAGCGTTCTGCGCCCACAGCTCGGGCTGACCAACTGGCGACATCCGGATAACACTGCTGCCGATCTCGATTATGACTTCACGGCACGTCGCATCAATCGCTTCTGCGGCCTGCTCCGCGAAGGCCCGGATCTGCGCTTCAAAGTTTCCATTCAGCCCCGCGTACTTGGAAGCCATGTCATTTCCTCAACTGAACGATCCATGCTGCGCCAGCAGGATCCTGACTAACGTTCAGCGCCCGCTTACCGCCGATGATGTCGCCGATCTTGGGCACCGCCACGGCTTCGGTCGGAACACCTTGAAGCGTGACGAACAGCTCGTTCTGCAGGACGGTGAGCTTCTCGTCAGTTGTCTGAATCAAGGACCCGTCAATTTCCTTGCTCAGGTAGCTTCCGAACACTCCACGACCTGCGTAGTGCGTGATGACCTCGGGGGTAGTGCCGCTGCCAGGGTTGTATTCCCCTTGGACTTTGCGAACGGCGAGGACCGGTTTTACTGCATCGGCCAAGCCGTCCGGGTCATCAAACGCTTCCGCCAGTTCAGCCTGTATTTCTTCTCGCATGCCCATGATCAAATCCTTTTCAGCATCATCACGCCGGAACGTTTGATCCAAGGCGCAACCAGGGCCAAGGCGAAGTTCTCGCCAGCAGAAAGGTCGGTTGAGCCTGACGCGTATGTCTTGCTGACCGAGGTCCCTGATTGAGCCGAGACCGTCTTGCTCAACACTTCTCTCTGAGTGGACTTGTACAAATTGCCCGCCGCCGCCTCTTTAGCGACTTGAGCGCCGGCTGCCTTGATCTCGGTCGGCACCGGGTCAGGGACAACCCGCTGAATCTTGGCCGTGAGCCAGGCATTTGCCATAGCCACAGCAAGGACCGCATCACCGGTGCCAGCCCAGTTAGGACCCAGCTGAGCATCGACATCGGCAACGGTGATGAAATCAGTCATGTGCTTGTCCTTATTCCTTTGGCACGAGGGCCTGCAGGTCTTCTTTCTTCGCGTAGGCGTCGAAGTCGATGCCTTTCTCGGTGAGCCACGCCTTGAGGTCATCGACCTTCATCTTCAGAGGGTCGGTTTCCTTCTGCGCAGCAATTGCGGCGTCGATCTCTTCCTGAGTGCTGCGGGAGGCGTACCCTTTTGGCGGGTAGTTGGACGCCTTGTATCCGGACTCCACAAACTCGCCAGCAGTGGGCCCATCCTGGCGAAGCTCATCCCCGCCTCCGGCGCCGCTAGCCGGCTTCGCTTGAGCTTGCTTGCGCAGCCGATTGATCTGAGCAAGCGTCAACTGCTCGCCCGGCTTGATGTCATCTTTATTCATGATCGTCTCCAGTGAAAACGAGGGCCGAAGCCCTCATCGGCTTACGCGCCTTTGATTTTCAGGAATGCGATCGGCACGTTCTTCCGGTCGACCACGCGATTCCAGTTGGCGGCCTTGCGCAGGTCAGCCAGCAGCGGCGAGAACTCATCCACGGTGGTATCAGCGCCGGTGCGACCGTTCGCGTTCGCGCGGTTGGTGATATCGTCTCCGGTGAATTGATAGCCGAACGGATGCAAGATCCAAGTCTTGCGCTCCCACAGCGTCTCGACCCCACCGCCGTTGCCCGCGCGCGCCTGACGCTCGATCTCCACAGGAACCAGCGGGTCACCTTCGCCGTAGCCGAACGCGCCAGCACCGAACAGCACCGCAGTAGTGGTGATGGTTGCTGGATCGCCCGCGCTGGTGGCCGGCATGGAGTCGTCAACGATCACTCGCTGGCCCATGAAGGTCGGAATAGTCAGGTTGCCCTGGCTGTCCGGGACGAAGTCGATGTCGTCGGCGTCAATCATCTGCTTGTACGCGAGCGAATGGACCGCGATGGCGGACAGCTGGCCGAAAGCATCGCCCAGGGTGAACACCGCAGAGGTGAACGCTTGGCGCGACCACAGCGCAGTCGCGCCGTCGTAGACCATGTCGCCATCGTCGTTTGCTACGTTGTCGGCCAGCAGACCTACTGCAGAAGCGATGACGCGACGCTGCCACTGGCGCTGCCAGTAGGTGCCGAAGCGGTTGCGGATTCGCTGCATCGGATCGGAACCGGACAGCTCCACCACGAGGTCAGCGGCAGAATAGCCTTGGTTGAGGTAGCTGATGCGCGCCTTCTGCAAACCGGAGCCCAGCTTGTTGGGCGATGCCATGTCAGCAGGATCGTCGTTCGAGGCATTTGGCTCGACGGAGGCGTCGAGGTCACGCCAGAAGGGAACCTGAATCTCCTGGCCGCCGGTGCTGGCTTTGGCGTCCAGCATAGCGTTGCGAACAACGACGCCAGATTCGAAAAAGGCGGTACGTTCGGGCGTGTTCTCCGCCTGATAGTCGGCGTAGACCTCGGGGATTACTGCGTCAGCAAGGCGAGTGGTCGCCATAGTGTGTTACTCCTGTTTGGTGGCTTCGCGCAGCTGGCGGTATTTCGCCGGATCCGTTCGGTAAAGATCGGTGCGCTCGGTTTCGGTCATATCGGAAAACTTCTTCGTGGCCTTGCCACCGTTGTCGCCGGTCGGTCCGGCACCCTGAGCCCTAGGCCAGAGGTGTGTAGCGGTTTCTCGCAGCGATTCCGCCCATTCGAGCGGCGACAGAGGTGTCTTGCCGTCCTTGCCGTAGATGACCTGGCCATCCCGGTCGGTGGCGATCGCCTCGCCGTCCTCACTGAGTTTGAACGTGCCCCGGGCGCGCAGAATGATGTCCTCGGCGGCCTCGGGGAGCGCGCCAGCCTTGATGGCAGCAGCACGGATGGAGTCGGCCAGCACCTTGTCGCTGTACTTCGCAGCGAAGGCCTCGGCCTTATCGGCGCGCTCGTTGGCGGCCTTGACCTGCTTGTCGAGGTCAGTGCGCAGGCGTTCGGTGCGGCGGTTGACGACTTCGTCCAGCTTGCCTTCGGCGATCAGCTTGGTTTCTTCGTCCTGGCCCACTTTGTTCAGCAGGCCCTTTACAGCCTCGATGTCCAAACCATCGAACTGGCCTTTCAGCTGGTCGAGCTCGGTCTTGATAGTCTTGTTGGAGCCGATCAGCTCCTGGTTCTTGGACTTGAGGCCCGAGACCTCGCTATCAAGGAATTTTTGTACCTCGCCACCGAGTGCTGCCTTGAGCGCGGCAGCTTGGGTTTCGTCGAGGGTGAGGCCGTGGGCGGCCGGGTCGAAGTTAAAAGGCATTTGCTATCCCCTTGGGATTGGTTGGCCCGCCTGGCGGGCATAAAAAAGCCCCGCAATGCGAGGCCGGGTTCCGGATCTGCGATGAGAGTTCTGTTGTCCGCCAAGCAGTGGTGGCAAACTGCCCCGCCACATGTATTTAGGATTACCGCATGACTTTTGAATCATTCAAAAAGCTAGCCCTTACTGGCTATGCCAAGGTGCTTGCAGCCCTTGGAATAGTCGCGACACTCGCTACGATTTACAGCGCCGTCCAAGAACCAGGCCCTAAGCACAACCCCGCATTCCTCGGCCGCTGGGAAAGCACATACGAATACCCCCTACCTGGCGGCAAGTTTACGTTCAGCGGCATCACCGAATTTTTTAGAAACGGGCATTACAATGTGAATGGCACGTTCACATTCTCAGGACAAACCCTAGGTCAGGAATTCTCCGCCGTGATGCCCGCTCGGGGCGTTGGCAACTGGACAGCCGACGATGACTTCCTCACGTTTACCTTGACCGGACTGAGGACGGAGCCCGGTCGATACAAGGTCGGTGCTCTGGAGCTACCAATACCTACGCTGGAGCAGATCACCGGCATCCGTCTACCTGACATTAATCAGCACTATGTCCCGGGAACTTCCGACGAGCTGAAGATCATCTCCCAAGCAGACGACAAGATGGTTCTTCAAGGTAAGGGCCCAGATGGGAATCCTTTTACCTACGTCAGCGAAAGGCATGACGGCCTGCTGAGAAACTAGTCAATGCCAGCCCGCACGAAGGCCAAAGGCTCCAGCTCCCTGAGCTGGTCCAACGATAGCGGCTTGAAGTTCTTGTCGAGCTGCAGCGCGGCGAAGCGCTCGGCGGTCAGGCCGCCATCGCGGAATAGCTCGGCACGCACCGGGCCAAGCGCAGCGTCCTGGAACTCCGGTGGCTGCGTTTGGAGCCATTGATAGTAACTGAGCCCTGCCGAGACCTGCGCGCCGCCGGCAGCGCCCACCGAGGCGCGGGTGGCACCGCCAGCGAACAACCCCGACAGCCTGGTGACCGGCACTGTGGTCGAGCGGCAATTGACGTGCGCCGGCGGCAGCGGCCCCTTCCCCACCTCGAACACTCGACCGTCCAGGCTCTTGCAGAGGGTGCTGGTCTTGCGATCAAGCGTCGACACCCAACGGTAGCCAGGTATCACGTCGGCATTCGCTTTGAGCGTCTCCATGCGGGCTGTCGTGGCCACGTGCTGGACTGCGGTTTGAACGACTGATCGGGCATGGCGGTTGCTGACTGCCAGCACCCCATCAGTGAAGTTCTGCGCTGCAGTGCCGCGTATAGCGCGGGTGATTTCGGCATTGGTCTGGCCCTGCACCACGCCGAGCCGGATGGCATTCGCGACCCGGGAGGATTCGGTACGCGTCCAGTCATTGAGGAACGACTTGAGCAGCGTGCCGCCATCAATGCCTGAAACCTGTAGTGGCTGCGCATTGATGGCGGCCCGGATCACCGCGTCGGTTGGCATGATGGCGTCAAGCAATAGCGCCTGGACCAAGCTGCGGCCCTCGAATGCGGCTTCGTACAGCGAAATGTCCACTAGGTCGGCCTGCATCCGGTCATTGAAGGCGTTGTAGATCCCCAGCAGCTTGCCGCCAACCCTGGCAAGGAACTCCTCGAGTCGGCTGCGACTGTACGTGGTCAGTTCCGCACGGGTCAGCTGCTCCCGAACGTGCTTGTCGACCTTGCGAAGGACGTCCTCAAACTTTTTGACCTCGCCTGCCTTGAGCCGCTCAAGTAGTACCGAGTGGCGGGTCACCTGCTCCAGCAGCTTCTCGTCCGCTGTTTGCTCCGGTTTCGTCGCCATCGTCATTGTCCAAGTTGAGGCCGGCCGACTCGCGCTCGTCGCTGATCAGATCGGCCTCTTCGTCGTAGGGGTGCTCCGGCAGTTTGCCGGTGGTGAGGTACTGCCAATAGGTCTCAGCGCTTATGGTGCCAGCCATGACGCTCTTCTGCAGCTCAGCCAGCACCTGGGCGCTGACCACCGGAATGATAAACTCTGGCTTTACCTTGAAGACCACGTCGTCCGGGTTGTAGCCGGTCCACTCGGCGGCATAGCGCAGGGCCTGCTCGATCGCAGCGGCCGCGGTAATGACGATGCTGTGCAGCGTAGCGTGCTGGTCGTTCTGGCGGGTCTTACGCGCCTCGCCTGACTCGGTGCCGGATACGTCCATGACCTTAGCTCCAGCCTCCAGGGCGGCGTTCTTCTGGTCTTCCATGGCCTTGCGCACTGCCTCGATGCCTGCGCCCTGAAATTCCAAGTAACCGCATGAGCCATTCGGCCCAAGGTCCCAAGCCGCTGATGGGCCGGTCACGCTCAGCTCCACGCTCTCATCCAGTCCCGACACCCAGGGTTGGGGGTGGCTGGTCTGATGCAGCGCGGTGAAGTAGTCGGCGCTGAGCTGGTAGGATTTCAGGGCCGCCCGCGCCATCGTCAGTAGCGGGATCTCGTCGACCTCCGGCGAGTTGTCAGTCGAGCCGCAGTAAATGACCGGGATGTACTCCAAGCCTCGCACCAGCTGGTTACCAATGCCTACCGTGCCAAGCGGGCGGGCATCTTCGATCAGCTCGCCGCCTTCGTTGCGCACCGCCGTGTAGCAAACCTCGCTCTCGATGTAGAACTCACGGAAGACTGTCACGCACTCATGGCTGTAGCGGTCCTCGGCGTCCTTCTTTCGGAACTCCCGAAACACGGCCAGCACCAAGTCTTGGCGCCCGCCCTGATCGGCAGTATCCCAGTTGATGGCGTTGCGTACTGCGTAGGTGGCGAAGTACGGCTGGCCGGAGTCGTCCACATTCACCACCAGCGGCACCCGCCCGTGGGAAATCGCTTGGCGCACTATTCGCAGGAACAGCTGGGTCAGGCCGAAGCCGTCCGCTGTAGCGTTGTCCTCCAACTGCTTCAGCCCGCTGGGCAGCTTCACTTCGGGAATGAGGCGGGAGACCAAGCCCATCATCGAGCGCAGCGAGTCCCGCACCCAATGCTCGTACTGCGCCCGGTCGGTGTAGTTCCTGTAGAGATACGCGTTTCCCGCGCCGTCCAGCTTCTCGGCCTCGACCATACCACTGGGCTTGGGCAAGTTGCAGGGGCTGCGCTTGATAGCGCCCTCGCCCTCTAGGGCATCGTCCATCATCCGCCACTCTTCGATGTGAGCGTCGTAGTCTGGGTTTGTCGATTGCACTGGCATTAGGCCAATCCTCCGATACGGCGGACACCGCCTGTGCGTTTACGTCTGCCCATCGAAACGGCGAAGTAGCGAAATGCATCCGCCGCGTGTGATGACCAGTCGTGAAGTGGTTTGTCTTTCCAGCAACCTCGCTTGTCATCCCACTCTTTTCGGTAGTTCTCCAGGCAGGAGATGCCTTCCTCGCACTTGGCGTCATTGAACGCGCAGCTCGGGAGAATTTCCCGGACTTGCTCAATGCCCTCGTCGATGCCGATCTTGGGGACAACGCTGAACTTGATGCTGTATTTCTGGCCGTCGATCTCGTAACCCTCGCGGGCGATCTCACGCCGAGTCTTGCCGTCGCTGCCGAACTCCCGGTTGTCGATGTCGTGCGGTCCCCAGTGCTCGCCGTACGTGTAGCCGCGGTCCTTGAGCGCCTTCATGTAGTGCCGCAGGCCCTCGCCGCTGTTCTGGTAGAAGTCGACGATGTGGAATTCCTCACCCACCATGCGGACGAACCAGATCGACGTTGAGTCGCCGACGCCGATATCCCAGAACGTGTGAACGGGCTGATGGCTGTTGTCAGGCAGCACGCCGATGCGCTGGGCGCTGTAGAGCTTGGTGAACTGTTTGGCGTAGTACGCGCCTTCAATCGACTGCTGGAAGGCTTCAGCGGGTATCGACGGGTATTCCCGCTTCATGTCGTCGCCGAGCGTCTTCTCTTTGGCCGAGTACCAGGCGCGCTGGCCAGGGTTCGTGACGACTCCGTGTTTAGCCAGCAGCTCGTCGAAGTACTTGGTCAGTCGGTCAGGGATGACGACATCAGTCGGGTCGAGCCAGTACAGCGCGTTGCGCCACCAGCTGAAGAAGAAGAACTTCCAATCCAACAGACCCAGCGGGACGCCGGCCAGTTGCTGCTTCTCAGCGCTTTGCGAGTAATCGAAGAAGTAGCCCGCCCGCCCCTCAGCCGTCGACTCGATGGTAACGAAGCAGTCGGCGGCGACAGCCTCGAATGCCCCGGTGACGATCTCTCGGGCCTTGTGGGGGAACTTGGCGCAGATCTTCCCGAACTCGGATACGTGCAGGTAACGCAGGGTGCCGCCCCGGAATGAGGTCGAGACGTAGAGCGAGCCGCCCTTGCTGAACACAAGCTCACCAGCAGCATCGTTACTCGCTGGGTTGGCTGCCTTGATCTCTTTGGGGAGGTTGTCGTAGGCGTACTTCACCTTCTCGCGGAACAAGCGCTTGGCATCGTTCAGGGTGTGAGCGATGAGCGCGCACTTGGCAGACTCGAACAGGGCGGCGTCCAGCTGCACAATACAAACGAGCGTCGTGAACCCCAGCTGACGAGCCTTCAAGATGATGTTGCGGGTGTGCATGCCCTGGAAGTAGTCGATCTGCTCCTGCGTCATGCGGAAGCGGACTTTCTTCCCGTTCTTGTCGGTGATGAAGTACAGGTTGTTCAGGCGCCAGAACCGATCCCTGAGCAGCTTCATGTGCTCGGGCTTCATGTCATGCGTCCTTCGATAGTTCGTCCATCAACGAGGCCAGGTCGCTGACTGTCTTGTCGCCTTCCTCGGCATCGAGGTTGTAGGCCTGACGTTCGCCCTTGATGACCTTTAGCTGGGCGTCGACACCGGCGTTCAGTGAGCGGGAGAAGTCGTTGATGTTGTCTTCTGTGACGTCGATCTCTTGCAGGGCGGCGCTGAGCTTGTTCGCGATACCGCGCCATTGGGCCAGGTCAACTCGGTGGGCCAGTACGACGGCGGCGACCTTGTCTGAAGCTTCATCAATGATTTCGGCTTCGGTTACCAGCGGGTCTTGGTAACCCTTTGTGGTAACTGCATCGGTAACCTTCCGCTTGGCTGCGGCTCGGACCTTATCGGTCAGGTCTCTGATCCAGCCTTCTTTCTTGGCGCGCTTAGCAATCGCTACGTGGGAGATGTTGTTCTCTTCAGCGATGGCGCGAACCGAAAGCGACCCGGCCCGGTAGGCACGTTCAATCGCCTCCCAGTCGGGTTGCTTAGTTGTCATAAAACTCCAGAGAAAACCCCGCGATACGCGGGGCCTTACTTACCAGTGATGAAAGGTACTAATCGGTCTTTTTGATTGTCTCCGGGTCAAAGCCCGCAGTCTGAAGCGATCCCTTCTGATCGAACCAACGGCATGTAATTACTGCCGCAAAATCGTCTACCGCCCCTTCGACATGCTGGACCGTCATGTCAGGTCCGCCACTTTTCAAAACCACAATATCGCCCTTATTGAACTGGGTCATTGCATTGCGCCTACGATGTGAATGGAAATCAAATCATTGGGGCAATCGCCCTGATTTCAACTTCAGGCGGTTTTCAAATTGTCTTTTCCAGCCATTCCTCAAGCACGCGGCGCAGCACCGGCTCGGTCAGAATGCTGGATGGCTTCTCGCCCCTGATCACAGATCGAATCAAGGCATGGGGTATCTGGTGTACGCAGTCAGACGCATCAACGAGCACATGGGGGCGCTCATGCTCGATGTAGTGGATTGTCGCGCTCATGGGCTTACTCGACTGTGCAGTTCGGCCAGGTCGACCGGGCGAACGCGAGCGCGCCGTCATGATCGAGGGCGCACTCAAGGAGAATCATCGGGAACGGCTTGTAGCCTGGCGTGGTGACCTGCCAATTTTTCTTGGTCATGGTCACCTCGCGCCACGAAACGGCAGTATCCGAACTTCGGGCGCGCTGGTGCGCGATCACCTACTGTCGGACGACCTTGAAATACTGGCTATTTGCCGGTATTACTGGCGCCTTTTTTAACAGCAAGGTAGCTGGCCAGTGAAATTCGTTCGTAACCGTTTTGCCGCAGTATCCGTCTTCGCCGCATTAGCTCTCAGCGGGTGCGCCAGCTATCCAGAACAGACAAAGGTCAATTACGGCCCTGGAAAAATCAGAGTGGTGAGTAAGGAGTATGTTTGCTACTCGGACGCGCAGTTTATCGATGGCCAGCGTACCATCGTGAATCTATGCGGTAATTCCCACTCGGGCTTTTTCGTCCAAGGTGAACCTCAAATATGGGCGGGGCTGGGACATCGAATACCTCCCAAGTTTCTGCTCAGTGACGCAATCGCGGGAACCAAGGTACCTCTTAACGGGAATGTGGGGTTTCTCAAATGCGACCCGCTAAATCAAACCTCCAGCACTGAGCCCCGTGTCACTTTTTGCAAACTTACACTCAACGATCAGCTTCTCATAAGTGCTGAGGTCGTATTCGAGGCGGGCTCTGATACACGTATGACTGACAAGCCCCATCCGATCGTTGAACTCATTGAAAAGGTGCGAAAGCTGTAACAGGCCACCCACTTTCCGGACCACTATTTCAGCCGCCATGCCGTACGCTGGGAATGTTCGCGCCACGAAATGGCGGTGTCTGTTTTGTGGTGCGGACACTCGTGCAGCGCATACGGTAAGCTGGTGCCTGGGACAACCTCCAATAGAAGGCTCGCATGGAAAGCCATCCACAAATGTTACCGGCAGCGATCGCCACTCTTTGCTTTGTCGTCGGCGCCGTTTTCTACGTCTATGTCGCACTCCACCCAGGCGTGAAGTTCCGCGGCTGGAAGGGCCAGATGATGGGTGCTTTCTTCGGCTTCGCTTGTGCGATATCGGTCGTGTTCATCTGGAAATTCTGCACCGCAACCCGCTATCCGACCCGTATGGACATCTACGTCCTGGCAGTTTCGGTTCAAAACCTGGCGACCTTCGGAGCTGCATGCTTGACCAATATTGCCGGGGCTTTCAAGGAGCGAAAGGCCAAAAGCTCGTTGGATCCAGAGGCGCGCTGAGTTCCTCTAAGCCAGGGCGCGGCCGAGCGCTTTGCAGCGCTGCCTAACGAATCATGTCAGTGAAGCTGCGCGGCAGCATCCGGGCGACGTTGCCTCGGGCGTAGATCACGAAGAACAGAACGCACAGCATCACGAGTGTGAGCGGCGGCTGAACCACGGCGGAGAACTGGTTGAAGTTCACGGCGACCCGGTAGGCCTCGGCGGCGTTGGCACCGGCGAACGCTGCGGCAATTGCGCCGATCAGCTTGCGGTGTTTGGCGGTTCCGCTCTGATACCCCGCCACCACCAGAAATATCAGCAGGTGGCAGGTGCCGCGTGTTCCGAGCAGTACGTCAGGGATGACGCTATCAAGCCAGATGGCGATAGCGTTGATCAGTTGGTGGAATTCATTCATCGCGCTTTCCTCGTTTGAGGAAGGCCGGCAGGAAACCCTTTGCGAAGGTTGCGAACCAGTCTACCCAGTCAGGACGCGGCCCGCCGTCTGCCCAGCGCTTCAACGATCCGAACACCCAGGATGCCAGCGCGGATGCAACACAGGCCAGGAAAGCGGCCGCCCCGTTGTAGGACAGCAGGTTGAGCATCATGATTCCGAAGATGTAACCGATGATGCAGGAACCGAGCGCGTAAAAGACCCGGGTACTCCATGGGAGCGCAGCAGATGCACCGAGGAAAAAGCAGCACCCGCCAATCGCAGCCAGCGCCATACCATGATCGAACGAGAACAGGTAGGCGAGCGTCACCCCTCCACCGGTGGCCACACCGCTTACGAGTGCGGCAGGTATTGCTTCTGCGCTCATAAGCACTCCGTGTGGTGGTGGTTCGGGTTGAGGGTCACCATGATGCAGGACTGTTCCACTCAAGACCGGCCATGCGGGCGAATACGGCGAAGGTGATGACGCTGGTCCCGGCAGTGACAAGGAACGTCATGGCCTTCCCGGTGACGCCGTGATCTTCCTCTTCAGCCCTTTTGAGGCCCTGAATAATCATGATCGCACCCAGGAACACGTTGGCGCTGATGTCTCGGTTCATCACATAGCAGATCAGTGCCATGGCGAAGGCGAAGAAGCTCCAGCAGGTGGAACGGGTCATCTTCTCTCCAGGAATAAAAAAGGCCGTGAGGGCGGCCAATCGGGAGCGAGCACGAAAGAGTCCCTCACGGTTGTGCATCACCGGAGCGAGAGGCATGGAGGGCACTGGGAAATGGTGGTTATTAAAAAAATTTCGTATTTACCGCTAATCGCAAGAGAGACATATCAGCGGCACGGGCTCTGCAGGAGAAAATGCCCGGCTCCTACCGGGCATAATTCCATCAAAGGAAATCGTAGGTAATGCAGGCCACCACAGAGCCGGAACCAGCACCGAAGGACCACAAACCATAGCCAGGTGGCAACAGGATCGGATACTGGAGTTGGTGCGGCAGTCCTGCGTCTGCGATCGCTACAAGTACGTTGGTCACGCTCTCAATGAAGCTCGACACGGTAGGTCCTGTGGTCACCCTCGACCCAGCCGATCCAACGAACATCCCGGTACGAATGACCACACCGGCCACGTTTTTTTTCGGATCAATGATAAGACGGGGGCCACCAACTTGGTTGCCATTATAAGAGTTGGCGCCTACTTGTACTGGTTCCATTTTTTCACCTATTGAGTCGAATGATCTGTCGCGGAGAATTCCGCTTGCATGTCGCTCAAAGGCGATAGCTCGAGGCTCGGGGCCTTCACATGATTCAACGTCCCGCATCGGGTACATTTGATCTGGAGCTCGGTTTTCTCGCCTATGCGGGCAAGAAGTCTTTTGCACTGTCCACATCTGAAGTCTTTCAACATCTGCAAAGCCTTATTGATTTCTGCTAGGCTCCGCCCCGCTCGCGCGAGCAGTGAGGGCCTTGGCTGGCTTGCAGGCTACTTCTGCGATCTGGTGGCTCCCTTGGGTGTTGCTGCACCCGCTGGAGCCGCCCTCTCTTTTTTTGTGCAACAAAAAAGCCCCGATCAATGTCGGGGCTTTGTCGTTTTCAAGGCATAAAAAAACCCGCTCAATGGCGGGTTTTCTGGAGCAGATTGCCGTAGGCAAAATACTCAATGTGGCAAAATGATGCCGCCAGCCGTGCGGGAAGTCAAGCGGCTTCTTTCATCTGATAAATCACCGCGCCAATAGGGCTCAGCGCCATGCGATCCAGGTCCTGGCAGCAGTCGAATGCGAGCTGAATTACCGGTTCCCAGTCCCGCGCCCAAGCGCATGATTCCAGCCGGCAGCCGAACTCACCCCACAGCCATGAGCGGAACGCCTCGGGCCTGTTCAACGGATCTTCATTCGTCGACTGCCCGCCTTGGTGCATGTAGCGATATCGGCGCATCACGCCTTTCACCACATACTCGAGCTTCTCGCGCTTGGCTGCCGTCATGCGCTTGGACTTCGAGACAACCATGCCGAACACGACCTCTTCCGCTGCCTCGCAAATATCGTCGTTCCGGTTCGCTGCGTACATGTACTCGCCGAACACGCGGACCTGCGGGTGAAGTCGGGCGATTGCCGACTGGATGTGACCGGCCAGCGCACTGTGCATCGCATGGTTGGCGGTCGGGCCGCGCTCCGTGGTCTGCACCACCACGCCCAGCTGCACGACGTCAGAGGTCTGGCCAGGCGCTGGGTTGTAGGTGCAGTCATGCCAGGCTTGGCGTGCCGAATTGATCTTCATGCTGCTTTCTCCTTCAGCTCGCGGGTCTTCGCCCTGTAATGCGCCGTGATGGCCTTCAAATCTTCAACGGTGTACTTCTTCACGGACTGGTCCGCTTCCAGCTCCTCGACCGCCTGCAGGCCGATACGGGCGATCAGTCCGACCCGGTAGTCCACTGCGTTCCCGGATAGAAACCGGTTGTCCTGTTTGCTCTGTGCGTGACAGTTGCGCTCATCGAACCTGAGGTGCGGTGCGGCACCGACGCTGCGATAGTGGCCGGCATCTGTCTGGTTGCCGGTCCAGTCCAGTGGCCGCCCGCTGGAAATGCACGGATGGCCGGCGGCCTGGTCCCGGGCACGGATGAACTGGTTGAACGCGATCTGAGCATCACGCAGATGCTCTCCCCTGCTCTTCAGTTTCTCCTTGCGCACCTTGATCTCGCGGCGCTCGACGTCAGCCAGTGCCTTGCTGGCCTTCTGCTGATGCCTTGGCGCATCGAGGATCGCGCAGGCCGGACTGCATACAGCCTGACCGAGGCGCTGCGGTACGAACGGTGCAAGACATTCCGGCACCCGGCACCGTTTCTCCTTCGGGGTCTTCACAGCCTTTACTGCTTGGCGCATTACGACTGCCCCCATTGGAATTGGAGGCATAGCTCTGGTTGTTGGTAGGCCTGAGCCATGAAGGTGGTGAAGCGGTTGGCGGTCCTGATGAGGGCCTTCATGCTGCGGCCTCCCCGAGTAAGTCGCTGAACACCACACCGGCCGCCGAGAACTCAGCCACGATGCGGTCTGTGTACGCGATGCCCTGGGCGCGATTGAACAGCCGCGTCACCGGGAACCCGTCCGGACCGAACAGCTTGCACGCGCCCATCAGGTCGAGCTTTTCCTCGTAGGACAGGTGCTTCATGGTGCGGAACCAGCTCGCATTGAAGTCCACGTCTTCTGCGTTGAGGATCGCCACGCCGTGATGCAGCTTGCAGTACCGGCGCGCATCCTCGACGTCGCCGATCTGCGTCATTTCTGCGATGCGCTGGTACAGCGCGAACCACAGCGCATTTTGGTCCAGCGTGCGGTCCTTGCCGGGGCGCAGCGACACGACGACATACTTCTTGTCGCGGAACATCGCCGTCAGGCTGGTGATCGCCTGGGTGAGCTTGGCCTGGCTGTTAACACTGATCTTGGCCGCCATTAGCGAACGCCTCCGTGGTTTTCATGAAACCCCAAGCGCCGCTCAGCCGCCTTTCTCAAGCAACATGCCTCAAAGAAGCTGCTGGTATATCCAAGGTGCTTGTTTTGAATCTTGACCAGCCAGACGCCGCGGCGCTTGAACCACGAAACGCCCATCAAGCCCGTTCGGTTGTCTGCACGAAGTTTCTGGTTTTTCATATTTTCCTGATGGGTGACAGGCCGGAGATTCGCCTGCCCATTGCTCTGATAGCCCCCATCTACGTGGTCGATCTCGGGCGGCAGGCAGCCATCGCGAAGCAGCCAGATCACGCGATGAGCCAACAAAAGACGACTGAAGACCTTGACCTGCAAATAGCCTTTGCTATCCGTGGATCCCGCTTTGCGCCCGGCGTGCTTCGCGTTCCAGGAGTTAGCAATGCGCGCGCTCGCGAAATGGCACGCCGGGCGCCTCTTCCAGATCAGAAAGTCATCACTAATCTCGAAACACTGCCTGAGGACCTCGATGTCATGGGCGCTGGGCGAGCTGAAGTCCGTGCCGTGCAGGAAACCCATGACGCGGGCGATGTCGCCGGTTGACCGTAGGGCGAACTCAGTCATGGTTTCACCTTCAGGCCAGCGGCTTCGATGGCAGCACGAACTTCGCCGGACTCCATGCACGGGCCCCAATCGTGATCAGGGTGGAATGCTTCTGGCAGCTCAATCACCAGCGCCGCGCGCGAGGCCTGCCAGCCAATCCACGCGCCTTGCACCCAGTCTTCTCGGTACTGAAGGTCGCCATCTTCATCGACGAATTTTTCCCTGCTCCACGCAGGAATGAGCCACGCCTCGAACTCTTCCCGCATCTTGTCGTTGCTCATTGCGCAGCTCCCTTGCCCATGTGTGATTGACGACCCCGGCGAAGCTCGGCCAGCGCCTTGTTTCCGATTTCAGGCGTCATACGCCCGTCGACTCGGCTGGGCAGCGCGAGCGGGATGTTGCGCAGCGGCTTGCCCTCCAGGATCAGTCGGATCGTGATTTCGTAGTTGCGGTCGAAAAGCTTGCGGCTGGCGTCGGCAGGCAACCGGCTGAGCGCGTGGAAGCCAGACTGCGACGCAGCGTGGTACACGGCTTGGTGAGACCACTTGCGGCTGCCGACCATGCTCGGGTGAGCGTTTGTCACTGCTTCGGCGTAGGCAGCGTCGTGGGACGGTATGCCGAGCATTTCAGGCGTTGGCTGGCACATGGCAATGAACTCACCAGCACTCGGCGCGAAAGGCCTCTGCAGCGCGCGGCAGGCCTCGATGCCGAAACGGATCTGCTCGATCTGGTTGATGCCCTGAGCCATGAACGCTTTGATCCAGCTGCGCTTGGCGGCTTTGAGCGTGTCGTCGTCCGGCCACGCCTGTTTCCACGCAGGGAAGATGGCCCGTAGCTCGCGAAACAGCGCGTTCACCACTTCGCCTGTCCCGGCGTCGATCTTGCGCGGGGCAGCCTCCACGGCAGGCAGGTTGCTCATGTTCGCCATAAGGTCGTTGACGGGTTTCATCAGAGCGCTCCAAGGTCGTGAGACCAGGATGTGTCGTCAAAGTCTGGGCCGTTGGCCTGGCGGATAGGGAACGGTCGCACATTCGATCCGGCCACGGTCGCGCAGTCGCGTTTTACCCACTTCACCAACAGGCTTGCCCAAGCTTGAGGCGTTTCGAAGCGGCCAGATGCGGCGTAGTGACAGACAAACGCGCCGATGGCCTCATGGGTGAACAGGGACGTAGCCAAACCCATGCGTGTGGCGTATGCGGCCAGGACGCGGTTGTCAGGCGCCCAGTCCAGGGTCATTTCACACGGGGCTTTTGGGTCCAGCGAATTTTCAACGCCCTCGCGTAGTGTGTTGTGTTGATCTTTATCTTCTCTTCTCTTCTCTTCTCTAGGTAACGCACTAGTAACGCTGGCAGCGTTACCTTTGGTCTTGTGAGAAGCGACACGTTTAGCCGTGAGAGCCCGGTTCTTGGCCGTCTTGCCGTTGTGCCGGTCGAAGTGCGGCAGGCTGATGAAGCCCTCTTCCTCATTCATCCAACCTACGGATTTCATGAAATCGCAGAAGCCGGTAACGCCTACGGAACGGTCTAGAAACTTTTTGCTAACGCTCGGAGCGTTACCACTTTCGGTCTGTTGGTCGAACCATCCCCATACGCGCATCAGTTTTCCCACCACGGCATCGGGATCTAAGCCGGCCAGGTCCGCCAGTTGGCACACCTCCGGCTTATCCATCGTAGTGAGTTCGAATTTGATCCAGTCGCCAGCCATCACGCGACCCCCTTAAGTGCTTTGTCGTGGGTGTGAAGGCCGTTCCAGTTCTTTTTCATGGGCAGCTCGCCTGCCAGATAGAGCTCGTACAGGCGAACAGCGCCTTTGCGCAGCAGGACTGGCGTATAGGAGATAAAGGGGTCTTTGCCGTGGGGCGTGACTTCGTGCTGGTGCTCAGTCATGTACTTGTCGGGGGCGTACGAAGCCACACGCCAGCGCAGACCGGTCTTGCTCTCGTTGTAGAGCCAGTTCCGGCCTTCCAGGTAGTTGCCGATCTGCATGACGTTGACGCCGTTCAGGCCTTTGCAGAACTGAGGCGCGCTCATGCCTTCCTTGAACAGGTTTTCAAGTTGCTCGATCTTCGCGGCTTGGGCTTCCACCTGAAAGGTCAGTAGCACGCGGGCCTTCTCGGATTCGAGGGCCATCTGGAGGATTTCGAGAGTGCTGAGCTGCGGCGGCTGCCCGGCTTGAGCCTCCAGTTCGCGCCAACGCTTGATGACGGCCATGCGCATTGCTGCGCTGTAGCCGGTCAGGAGGCAGTCGGTGTGTTCGCGGTCCAGCAGATACTCTGTCTGTTGGCGGTTCATCCCATCGAAATAGATGCGAGCAAACATGCTCACATCTTCGCCGAGGTCGCGGGCCATGGTTTGAATGTCGCGCTTCACGTCGGGATGACGCTTGCCGGTCAGATCGGCGATCTCACGCGAGGACATCGTGCGCGCCACGTTTTCGTGGTTCGCATTTTGTGGCGCGGGCCGGTTCAGGGCCTGTACATCATTGTTCAAGGTATGCATAATCGGCCTCAGAGATGACTTACTCCTGCAGTGCTGAAGAAGCCCGGTTGCCGCCGGGCTTTTTTGTGCCTGCAATTTGGTGGTCAAGCTATTCAAGGGCTTCATCAGTCCCTCCCCCTCCCTTTTCAGGGACTCCCGAGTCCCTTGCGGGCTCTCGTCTTGCTACTGGCAGATGCCGGATCTTCCCGGCACCTTTTGGCCTGGTCTTTTCGAAGATGCGTTCGCTTCCAAGCTTTGCGGCGTACTGACCTGGCGTCATTCCTGCTGCCTTTGCCAACCGTTCAAGCTTTTCGTAGAGCCGCCTCTCGATGCCGTGGCATATCGTGGTTTCAGGCACTGCGGGCCTCCTTCCGGACTTCAAGCCGATTGCTGGGTAACGCTAAGATCTTGCTCAACGATGCTTTCCAGTTTTTCTTCCACGCACATCCGCACAAACACAGCCAGTTGCAGCTTGTGCAGGCGCGCTACGGCCTTGAGCGCTTCATAGGTCTCGTCGTCATACCGAGACTTGATCTCGCGGTCCTTCAGGTGGCGAGGTTCGTCGTACATTTGTTGCTCCTGTTGCGGTTGAAGTGGGTTTAAGCAGCGGACTTTTTCGGATGCGCTTCAGCGAGAAGCCAGGACGCCTCAAACGGCTTCCCATTTGCTGCGGCCAAAGCAGAAATTCGCTCGGCATAACGCGTTTCGCCTGTGTATTCCGTGCGCGGCAGGCATTCGGCAGTCAGCCATTTGTAAACAGCTCGCGGAGTTTTTCCGCACGCCAGGGCAACCACCGGAACGCCGCCGGCGTCATCAATCGATTTCTTAAGCGGGCTCATGTGGCCTCCGGGTCAAATATGAACTTGCAGTACATATTATGTCGGAACTGAAAGTACATGCAAGGGCATGCGATATTGAACCTATGGTTCAGATCGAAGAAATTCGCGCAGCATTCGTTTCGCGCCTCAAGAAATCCTTGGCCGCCCACGGCATTGATCAGTGGGGAGCAGGCGCTCGCCTTGCTGAAATAGCCAAGGTCACACCGAAAGCGTCGAGCAAGTGGCTCAATGGCGAGTCGATGCCTGGCCCTGCGAAAATGCAGTCCATTGCCGATGCGCTCCAGGTCAAAGTCGAATGGCTGCAACACGGCGCAGGGGAAGGCCCCGCTTTATTACACATGGCCGATACAGCCCAGAAAAGCGCCGAGGCCTCCGCGTCCGATCTCGTCCGCGAGATGCTCGCTCGGCAGGGTAAGGCGCTGTCTGAAGCAGCGCGCACACGATTGCTTGCCGCTGCGGAAGAAGCCGACAGCCCGGTAGAGCTCGAACAAAGCTACCTGCCATCGACCTATTCCAATCTCCGCCCGAGAAAAGAGGAGATTTTAATTCCTCAGTACGACGTTCGCGGTGCGATGGGGCACGGCCAGGTCCCTGCCGACTACAACGAGGCAGTGCGCAATCTTGTTGTGCGCGAGGAGCTGCTACGCGAGAAAGGCGTTTCGTACACCTCCCCGACTGCCCTGGCTATGATCACCGGCTGGGGTCAAAGCATGGAGGGGACGATCAACGACAAGGACTTGGTGATCGTGGATCGCGGGATCAACGAGTTTATCGGCGAGGGTATATACGTAGTGACTTGGCATCAGGAGCTATACATCAAGCGTATTCAGCGCTTGGATGAGGATCACTACCGGCTGATCTCAGACAACCAGCATTACGAAAACCAGACGGCGCGGGTCGATGACGTGACGATCCATGCAAAGGTGCTTTTCATCTGGAATGGGCGAAAGGCTTGAGTCCGGCATGGCGTGCCCGCCGGAAGCTGTTAGGTACGGTCACAAGCGCTCACTATATCTTTCAGCACCTTTATGCCGTTGATGGGTCTCAGTTACGCTGGCGTCCCCTTACCTTAGGCTCAGGGAGATTCGTCAACGGGAAAAGTGTCGGTCGTTGGGCAAAGCTGCTCCGTCAATCACAGCAACGCATACGCGACGTCCCTTGTCTGATAGTGCGTAGGTGTGACCCTCTTAGCGTCGTGACTATCAGATTATCGATGCCACTGTTGTCTCGTTTTGACGAATGCAAGGAAAGCTAGTGAAAAAGATCCTACAGATTAGTGAGCCAGCGTCGAAACGCGCTGCGCAGAAGCGTTTCGACAGGTCCATCCGGACACGGGAGCGTGATGGCAAGTGGAAATCAAACCGAAAGCGCAAAATCGTGGTTGACAACCGGGGGCTGGTCGACGCGCCGGTTAAACTGGACCTATACAGCCCTAAAAATCACCGCGCATTCGTCATGTTCCTACAGAATATCGTTCAAACCGTGAGGACGAACGACAAGACTTTTATCAATCTGAGACACTGCACCAGGATAACCGCTGCAGCTGGCCTACTCTTGGTTGCGGAGGTAGATCGATTAAAGAAAGCATTTCCTCTGAAGTCGATAAAGTGCATCAATCCTGAGACACCCAAAAACGGGCCCGGGAAGTCGGACGCTAATCTGGTGGAAAGCGCACTTAATCAGATAGGCTTCTACAAAATAATTGGGCAAGAGAATAATAAGATTGCCAGCGCAGGCTCGGTAAAAAAATGGCGGCAATTGTCCGGAGCTTCCGCTGACGGAACACTAGCAAGTTCGCTCCTGCAGACGTTGAGCACAGAGGTCTCGCCTCAAGTACTTAAGAAACTGTACCGTGGAGCTATTGAGGCGATAGCTAACTGTGTTGAGCATGCTTACCCGACTGCTCGGCAAGATGGGCTAAATATTGACGATCCCCGCTGGTGGATGCTGGTTGGCAGAGATGAGGCACACCTAACTATAATAGTCTGCGATCTAGGCGTCGGAATACCTAGCACATTACCGACCAAGCACGAGGCGTCTTTCTTGAGCAGTCTTAAGACTTTGCTCGGAGTCACAGGAAGTACCGATTCAGAAATGATTCGTATATCAACTCACATCAAAGAAACCCGCACCAAACTAAGCAACAGGGGAAAAGGAGGAAAAGATTTCAGAAGCATGCCAGCGAATTTTCCATCCTCTTATCTTGCGATAAGAAGCAACAAAGGGGCCTTTTTCATCACGGGTAAGGAGCATGCGCCTTTCAAAGGAGTGTCTTCCAGAAAGTACGTACCGGGCACCGATAGATCAGAATCGATGATAGAGCACGAAAACTCTATCCGTGGTACGCTAATCGAATGGGCGATTCCAATAAAGGACTTGCAAAAATGACCGATATATTTGTAAAAGATTTCTCTGAATTTCCTGGACCCAGAAAAGAATCGATAGGTCCCAACTCAGGAGAGCGTTTCCGCGAGGAAATTCTATATCCCGCGGTACTAGCTCAAGGTGATAGCCAAATTCGGGTTAATCTTGACGGTACGGCAGGATATGGTTCTTCGTTTTTGGAAGAGGCATTTGGTGGTCTGGTCCGAAAAGGCATTCCCGAATCTAAAATGCAGGAAATATTAGACAACCTTATATCTGACGAAGATCCGTCTCTAATTGATGAGATCAGGGAGTATGTTAATGAAGCCCTGATGGATGCCAAAGGTTGACCCATGGCCTTACACAAATTCCAAATAGCGTTCTGGATAGTGAGTGTTTGCTTTGCTCTATTCGGCCTGGGCATCACGATATTTGGTTGGAAAGTAAACGCAAGAAACGCAAGAGATCTGGCGAAGACGAAAGACATTCATGACGCAGTTGATACGTGCATCGAAACTCTAATTGAGCTTGAGGATTTGGCTTATGCTTTTTGGCTTAACGCGGACTCCCCTACCAAACCGTATCAGCTGGTTGTTTGTCATACGAGGTTGCTGGTCCGATTGAAGCAGCTTCAGGCTCTACGCACTTATGCTCTTCCGAGCAATGAGCTGCGGACACTAAGACGCTACTGCACTCTAGACGCCGAAACAAAGTCAGCGCCTATCAATAGTGAGGACGAACGAATCAAGCGCATATCCAAGGCAGCTACGGATATTCTTCAGTCAGCAATTCTACAAAAAACTTGGGAAGGCGCCCCTCAATCGATTCACTGATCCTTAAAGGGGGCGTCCGCCCCCTTCTCTTCATGCTAAAGGTCGACCGACCGAGCGCCTGCATCGTAATTACTCATACCGGGCTGCCGCTGCCGAGATCAAAAGGGCGTCGGTTCATGATCCACGACAGACAGCTCTTCCTCTATCTCTACTGCGGGGTCGTCCTCGTCCAGCGCTTCCCACTCCAGCGTCACGGAATCATCGTCATTGATCGTCACGTCCAGTGCAGGCGTTTCCGCCAGGACACCCAGGACCTCCCCCCATTCCCGATCCCCATCCGTGTCGCAGCGATGAATAGTCACCCATCGCTGCTGCTGCGCGACTGGGTGATTAATCATTGATGAAACCCTCAGGCTAAGCCGCTCGATACCACTCATTTCATGCCGTACTGCCGGTTCAGCCTGCCTCTTTGCCATGTCATTCCCGCCCTATTTATACTGTATATCTGTACAGCTTCCGGCAAAGCATAACGAACCGCTGGTTCACGGTAAATCCCTTCATCACGAGTCGAGAATTATGAACCTCGAAAAAATATGTACTTTTGGTACTTGACTCAATGTGAACCTGTAGTTCATATTTCACCCATCGGAACGCGACAGCGGGTCGACAGGGACTCAACAGACCCGCTGCTCTTTAACAACCAGCGCAACACACAACAGACCGCACTGCCTCTACCGGCGACCGGCGATCAGACAGCCCCGAAAGGCTGCCCACGACAGGGACAACCCTGTACGGCTGACGATGGTGAAACGCCAGAACCGAGAGAACGACCCGGCAAGCAGTGCGCCCCGCCACCCCGGCGGTAATGAGGGAAAGATTCGGCGAAAGCCAAAACGAAATTGCCGCTTCACGACACTACGGCAATACAAATAATCAGTGGCGTCGTCATGAAGGCTGGAGGCCTTCCCGATCCTCTCAATGAGAGCGCATCGGGGTGTGATCTGAATGCGCCAGCCAAGGCGTCCATTGCAGCAGGCGGAAAGCCGTGAAAGATCGGCGTGTACTCCGGGCTGATGAGCAGGATACGGGCACCTGCCAGATCACACCCCGATGCGTAAGACTTCTGCACCGCGCAACGCGGCCCCCTGCATTACCCCCACCCCAACCAACACGACCGCATTAGGCAGGTGCCAGGCCAGCGCTATTCACGCTGGGTTTGGTCACCCGCGCCTGGCATCTGACCAATGCGGTTCAGAGGATCAATCAATGAGCAACGCAGACGGCGGTAACGCCTTTCCTGTCGCTGAATACGACCACATGGCCCTTCAGCCTTCAACTGTCGATGAGCACAAGCGCCAGCTGCTTGGCATGAGTCTTCGCGATTACTTCGCGGCCAAGGCCTTGTCTACGGCGTCCGCATTCCCAAGCAGTGATGTACAGCACTGGGATGCGACGGAATTCGCCACACATGCCTACGCCATTGCCGACGCAATGCTCGCAGCCCGCAACGCATAACCCAGCCCTGGAGGCGACCATGAACGCAGTACTACGCATTGCCCAGTTTGAGTATGACAACCGCCTCCCGGTCGACCTGTGCGACGTGGCGGAACAGCAGTGGATTGAGAATGGGGTTTACACCCTGGTCGAGCTGCGCGCCGATGTGAGCTTCAAGCGCCGGTTGCACTCGAAACAAGGCGTCACCTTCGAGCAGTTCGCGGAGGCTGTTGACGAATACCTGATGGACCAGCTGAGCGGATCTGGCGTCAGCAAGTCTGTGCTGGGCCGGTTGGTGCTGGCTGCCAAGTTCGGTTCCCCCGCTGAGGCAGGCACAGCGGCGGACGAGATCATACATAGCGCTACCCCAGACGAGGCGCTGCGCCAGATTGCGGTGCGCCTACTCAAGCCGCTGGCCCGCGACGGGCTGATCGCCCAGGCCGAGGATGCGGAGCTGTGAGCCCGCACGTCCTCATCAGCCAGCAACTGGACCAGCTCGAACATCCCGATCACCCGCCGTACTTCGGAGCTCTCGTAGAACGGCAGATCGTCAACCTCTTCACCAGCGGGAAGATCGACGCTGAGGAATTCCACAATTACTGCGAGCGCTTCCGGCGCTTGGCGGGACGCAATGTAAGGAGCGCAGCATGAGCAAATATCGCAAGGGCCAGTTGTACACTCGCCGCCTTCGCCCGTCCGACGACACCGATGGATGGCGGCTTGGCATGCGCCTGGCCTTCTACCGCGTGATGCTGGCCGATGGCGAATACAAAAAGGCCTACGTTCTGTGCCGCCATGGCGTGGATGGGGTCATGGAAGTCGGGCGTACCCGGCAGGACGTTACCAGCGGGCTGATAATGTACGGTTGCCGGACGTTCAAGGATATCCAGCGTCGCAGCAAGTTCGGCAACACCGTGCGCGCCAAGGCGGCGAAAGCCAATCGGGTTACGCCATGAGCACGCCAATCGTGAAATCCCTGATCGATGAGCAGCTGGAAGAGGTGCCCGCCGACCGCATTATTCTGGCCTTCACCCACCACACGCTGACCGGTGCTCTGTCTCAGGCGTACGACGCGGGTATCGAGAACGTGCATGCCTGGACGAAGCGCGCGTGTCTGTGCGGCGAGTGGACGGTGGCTTACGAGGTGCGGGCGTGACCCGCCTTCAGCAGGCCCGGCGCTACGTCCTCTGGCGCGGCTCTTTCATCGTCCTGACCGGCACCACCATCTGGATGCTCGCCAGCGCTCTGGCCGGGCACATCACCGCGTAACCACCCACCTTGAGGCACTCCAATGCCCACGCCCCGCATGGCCGCCCAGCTCGACTGGATGACGGTTGGCTCATTCATGCCTGATCGATACCAGGGCGATGAGCGCAAAGAGTACGAAGACGAAGCCCGCCGCATCGAAGCGCAGTGGGACAACCAACCAAACTGAGGTCGCCACCATGGCAACAGTCGTTTTGATTCTCGGCAAATCCGGCAGCGGCAAGTCAACGTCGCTGCGCAACCTGAACCCTGCCGATGTTGCCCTGGTGCAGGTGATCGGCAAGCGTCTCCCCTTCAAAGGTGCTGGCGCTTGGAAGCCCTATGTCACGGATGACCACGCCCGGATCATTCAGGCCAGCAAAAAGGCCGCATCGAATGGCCGCAAGGTGATCGTCATCGACGACTACCAGTACGTGCTGGCTAACGAGTTCATGCGCCGCAGCCAGGAAAAGGGCTACGACAAGTTCAACGATATTGGCCGGCACACCTGGGATGTGTTCGATGCCCTGCTCAAGCTGCCCGACGACGTCCGCATCTACATCCTCAGCCACACCGAGGAAACGGAGACCGGGCAAATCAAGATGAAGACCGTCGGCAAGATGCTGGACGACAAGATCACTCTTGAAGGCTTGGTGACCATCTGCCTGCGCGCAGTGGTGCAAGACGGTCAGCACTACTTCTCCACCCGCAACAACGGCTCAGACACGACCAAGGCACCAATGGGCATGTTTGAAGACGACATGATCGACAACGACCTGGCCGCAGTAGACGCCGCGATTTGCGCTTACTACGAATTCGACGCCCCTCAAGCCGCATAAGGAAACCCAATGTTTACTCTCGACGCAAACGCCGCCCGCTCTGCCGACAACAAGTCGGCATTCATCGACGAGGCCGGAAAGTATATCGGCACCTTCACTCGGGCCGAATACATGGAGAAGGCCGAAACCGGGTCTACCGGGATCGGCTTCACCTTCAAAACCCGCGAAGGTGCGGAAGCTCAGTTCTACCTCAACCTCTCCTACCAGCACGGCACCAAGAACGACGGCGGCCATGCCCTGATGAACGCCATGATGGCCTGCATGCAGCTGCGCGCAGTTGGTGGCCCGCAGCCGATGGAGGTCGAGAAGTGGGACAACGACACGAAGCAGCGCGTCAAGGTCACAGTGAAGGGTTTCAAGGAGCTGTGTGGCAAGCCGATCGGCCTGCTCCTTCAGATGGAAATCGAAAAGAACAGCACCACCGGCATGGAGCGCCCCGTGATCTTCGCCCCGTTCAGCGCTGAATCGGAGAAGACCGCCTCCGAGATCCTGGACCAGCGAAACCCTGCCCCGGCCAAGCTGGAAAAAATGGTGCAGCAGGTCATGAAGAAGCCCGTTGTGGACCGTCGCCCCAAAGGCAGCCAGTCGGCCAGCGCCGGCGGCTACAGCGCCGCCAATGATAACCAGGCACCGCCAGCGGATTGGGACGACATCCCGTTCGATTGATCACCCTGACTTCCAGTTATGGGGCGCGAATGAGCGCCCTTTCTTTTGGAGACAACCATGGGCATTAGCCTTTATCACATGTCAGCCGAATACCAGCAGGCACTGGTCGCGCTATCCGACCCCGACCTGCCGGAAGAAGTCGTGGCGGACACCTTGCAAGCGCTGGAGGGTGGACTGGTCCAAAAGGGTCAGGCGGTCGCTGCCTTCGCCTTGAACCTGGCCGCCGAAGTGGAAGCAGTGAAGGCGGTAGAGAAGCGGATCGTTGCTCGCCGAAAAGCGCTTGAGGGTCGAGCGGAAGCGATGCGCGAGTACCTGCGCAGCAACATGGCGGCGTGCGGAATCACCGAGATCAAGGCAGTGGACGGCAGCTTCACCGCGAAGCTGGCCAAAGGCACGCCATCGGTGGTGGTGGACGACGAGAGCCTGTTTCTCGATGACTCGGAGTTCGTCACCTGGACCCGGTCGCTGAGCAAATCAAAGATATCGGCCGCCATCAAGGCAGGTCGCGAAGTGCCCGGCGCACACCTCGAAACCAAGCCATCTCTACGCCTGAGCTAGGAGCCTGAACATGCCAACAGCACACCGCAACCACCAAGCCCGCGCCTGGAACATCCAGCACATGCGGGAAAGCATCGACCGTCTGCTGGCCGCCGCGCCAAAGTGGAAGCCGGCCGACGCCATCCGAGGCGAGAAAACAATCAAGCAGCTTGAGCGGCAGATCGCCGAAGCGCGGGACGAGCCTATCGCTGCATGAGGCGCATTAACAACCGGGTCCGCCAGAGACGGCGGGCCGCCCACCTTCATATCCCGCCAAGCGGATACGCACATGACCTGCAGCGTGATTCACACGATCGGCACGACCGGGGGCCACACCATGCCCAAGGGAACGAGGCCGTCGAAGCCGGTTCGCTGGGATGTTTCGGTTTGGCTGATGCTGCCGAACGGCGATAAGACCATCCACAGCCTCACGGTCCCGAGCGCGCTGATGTTTGACCTGGTGCCGCTGGTGAACGAGCGCGTTGAGGCGCTAATCGCTGACGTAGGCGACCGGGTGCGCGGCGCGGGGTGGACGGCTCATGGCCGCGGTGTGGGAAAGAAACGGAGGAAACGGTGATGGCAAAATCTCAAAAGGAGCGTGACGTCGCCCTGAAAGGCAGACGCGCCATGTTCGCGGAGAAAGAACTGCGCCACCGCGTGAGGCCAGGAATTGAGCTGGCCGTGCAGCGGATTCAAGCTCGTGCAGACAAGATATCCGTCAGCGAGCTGCTGCAGATCGCGATCCTGAAGATGGACCTGATGCCTGATGAAGAGCTGACCAGCTTCCTGAAATACCCGCGCCACAATGTGCTAGTCAGCGATAGCGTGGCGCGGGCGATTTACGATCATGGAGTCCGGAGCATCATGAACAGTCCGGATCAGGACGAAAGCGACGAAATCGAGCGTCCCGCGGCCTAAGGGAGTGACGGGTCAGGCTGATATGGACCAAGCACCTTATTAATGTTTGGCCAGACGATGTAAGCCTTCCAGTTCTCATTGTCGTTCGAGCAGTAGACCAAGAATTCGCTGCTGCTGTCTCTGCTAACCCGGTAGCGCGTGATACCGCAGCCTCTGACCTTGGATTGCGCCAACGACGAGGAAATCGCGGTGTTGTACTCCCAGTTCCACTCGCCCGGATACTTCGACGCGACAGATTCGGCCTGTGCTGCAATAGGCAGCAAGAGCGCCAGTCCGACAAGCAATTTGTTCAACACGATCACTCCTTTGATCCGGCTCCATGCCGGTCACTCCTAATACCCCATCCGAACGAATCACGCCAGCCCGGCAGCGACCGCGGCTGCCTGGAGTATCCATGACAAACCATCGAATTCTGGTCGGCGATTGCATCGACATGATGCGCACGCTGCCAGATGAAAGCGTGAACACCTGCGTGACCAGCCCGCCCTACTTCGGGCTGCGCGATTATGGCGTCGAGGGTCAGATCGGCCTGGAAGAGACTCCGGCTGAGTTCATCGCCCGCCTGGTCGGAGTGTTCCGTGAGGTGCGTCGAGTGCTGCGCGCTGACGGAACGGCATGGGTAAATATGGGCGACAGCTACGCGGGCAGCTGGGGTGCACATGGGCGGGATGACATGGGAGTCGGAGTCTCGACGATCAGTCAGCGCCAGGTCATGGCGAGCCAGCGCAAGTCGAAGGCGACGAACCATGCCGATTACAAGCCAAAGGATCTGATGGGCATGCCCTGGCGCCTCGCCTTCGCGCTGCAGGACGACGGCTGGTATCTGCGGCAAGACATCATCTGGAGCAAGCCAAACCCCATGCCCGAGTCGACGCGGGACCGGTGCACGAAGGCGCACGAATACATCTTTCTGCTCAGCAAGTCCCGAACGTATCACTTTGATCAGGAGGCGATAAAGGAGCCGGTAGCATCCAGCTCTTCCGCTCGATTAGCTCAAGACATTGACACTCAACTGGGCAGTGACCGGGTGCCGGGCAAGACCAACGGACCGATGAAGGCAGTGCGTAGCCGGAGAGATAGCTTCAAGCGAGAAGACTCGAAGCGCGAGCAAGCAATCCCAGGCCAGACCGTTGGTACTCATCGGCCTGATCGCGATGATAGTGATTACCCGCTGGACGTACGGAACAAGCGCTCGGTCTGGTCGGTGCCAACGGTTGGGTTCAAGGGGGCACACTTCGCAACCTTCCCACCCGACCTGATCCGTCCGTGCATTCGAGCGGGCGCACCTCGCGGCGGAGTAGTGCTAGACCCGTTCGGCGGCGCCGGCACCACGGCGCTGGTTTCGATGCAAGAAGGCCGCCGGTCAATACTTTGCGAGCTGAACCCGGAGTATGCCGCGATGGCCCGGGCCCGACTCGATGCGGCCTGGCTGGATGGCGCAGCGCAGATGGATGTGTTTCACGACTCCGCACCCGCTGCGTAAGACGGCCTGCCTGACATCAACTCGACAATTTCGGCGCCCTGCGTTCATACAGATGCCAGATGTTCATCATGACACTTCTTACGTCCACGCTCTGCTTGTCGCCTAATCCAACTCGCGCCTCCGCACGCTTGATAATGCCGATCATCGTCTTTTCCGCCGGGTCATCAAAATCCGAAGCCTTCAAAACATGAACCTCGCTCAGAGCCCTGGCAAGTCTTTCGTAATCGGAGCCAGTCGTTGTCGAAAGCGCCTCAACAGCGTTTTTTAAAGCGAAATGTATCTCGTGTTTTCCGTTCACGTTTTCCCCTTTCCGGCTACATGCCGGGCGCGATAGCAATACCCCACTTCAACGAATCACGCCAGCCCGGCAATGGCAGCGATCCGCAGCGCGCATGTTATAACGCAGGGCAATCTAAGGTTTCTATCACGAGATATTGACCGGGTCATGAAATTCCCCCTTCTCGATCGGATCGGACAGGTAGACTTCTGACAGGTCGAAAATCGGCCCTTCAATCACTTCAAAAATTGAAAATCTGTTGCCCCTCAAAATGTCAAAAATACCAGGGCCGAATTGGGCAATTTGCAAAATATGCAATGCAGCGGCGGCGTTCAGGACGCTTTCCAATGTTCCAAGTGCGAAACTGCCTTCCCGGTCATGCTTAACCTTGTTGTACGCCTCATACCAAGGCAAGGATGATGTTGTAAGCAGCACATTCCAGTACCTAAACGGCCGAAATTCTAAGCCACCGTAGTCTTTCAGCTTGACGGACCATTCTGTTAACCGCATAGGAGTACAAACCTTTATATAATTCCTTGTGGTAAACCTGCCCTTCGCATGCGTTTCCATACCATTAGCATTAAGAACGCCTGCCCAGCAAGCTTCTACCTCCGTGCAGAGAAGAATAAGCAGCTCCCGTATCCGATGACCGAAGCAGCTAAGGTTTTCCGTCTGAGGCTCCACTACTCGAAACAGGTCCTTAACCTCGGAGAAAAGACTTTCAGCTGCAACTATAGACCGCATGTAGACGTCACCGTAAACACTGTGCGGCCTGAGCTTGTCATAGCCCCCAAAAGCGGGCCGGTGCAGGCCTCGCCAGATTCTGGGATGGTACTGACCCGGCTGGAGTCGCATTTCTTCCCCGCTCTGAATCTGCAGGCGATGTTCCTCAAGACAATTCCTTGCACATGTCAATTCGTCTACATCACGACCAACATTATGTTTTGTCTCGTACCAACTTCCGAACTGAGGGATAAAGCATGTAACACTCTCAGCACTGTAGACCACCCAGGCAAAGTCCCCTTTCGTGGTCTGGAAGCCAAATGTTTTATTCACGCGGGCCCGTCCTAGTGTAGACAAACGATTGCAAACAACAGCGCCAGAATCTTTACGCTTAAAATCTTAATCGGTAAACGTATTTCCAGTTGGCAGATAAAATTACCATACTACTGGAAACAGTGTCAGGCCCTCGATGCGCATCGCGCGAAGGAATAGATATGAGTGAAATAAAGGAACGTCCGATCCTTTTCTCGGCCCCGATGGTGCGCGCCATCTTGGCAGGTCAGAAGACAGTCACTCGACGACAGGTGAAGAAGCAGGCAGCGCTAGACTGTTTGGCAGCTGGCTTTGAGCCGTCGTTTCTCGCCTTGACTGGTAACGCTGACCTCTGCCCGTATGGCAAAGCCGGGGACCGTCTGTGGGTGCGGGAGACCTGGGGCGTAATCAGCCACGGATTCGACGAACAGGGGAACATGATCGCCTGGGAACCTGACCGGCCGGCCAAGGCGATCCGTGAAATGCGGTTCGGTCAGGGCTATTACTCTGGACACGTCATCTATGCCGCAGACGGCCCCGCCGAATGGGCGGGTGACGATGATGGTGGCGGTGACCCTCGCTCCGCATGGAAACCATCGATTCACATGCCGCGCGCCGCCAGCCGCATCCTGCTGGAGATCACCGGCGTAAGAGTCGAGCGCCTGCAGGACATCAGCCGCAGCGACATCCGAGCCGAAGGTCTTGTGTGTCCGCCCGAACTGGCCAGCGATGACGTTTCGCCGAACTACCGTGACTGGTATCCAGCGGCGTGGCGAGAGCTTTGGGAGTCCATCAACGGCGCTGGCAGTTGGATGGCCAACCCGTGGGTCTGGGTCGTAGAGTTCAAGCGTGTTACACCTGACCTACCTGGGACTGAGCACAAATAATGGCTCGCCGCGATCCGTGGTGCAGATGCCGTGTTGCAAGCGGCCGAGGTATCGTTCATGCATTGAGTAGACCGCATCCCCTTTGATGCGAAACACAACCGCGCTTTGGTGCCGGACACAACCGTCCCCACCCAGGCGTCCCAGCTCAACGCGGTTTTGCCCATAGGCGATCCAGCCTATCTGACAGACGTCCATTGTCCCTCCTACTCCGTCAACAACTCCCCGGCATCCGGCCGCGGGCAGAACTGACACAACTCATGCGAGCAATGCAGGTGGAAGCGTAGATCGTCTTCCGTGCGCCGCAATGCATCTTAACCTTCAATTTTAGGCCTTCCGACAACCGGCGGGCGGAGCTATGCCTATGGCAAATAAAAGCGCAGCCCTGGCAGCGCCGATCTTGCCCCGGTTCATCCGGGCAGGTGAGGCCTACGGGTATCTCGGCATGTGCCGGGATGAATTCAACAAGACCGTGCGCCCGAACGTGCGGGAATTCCCGATCGGGAAACAGGGTGTCGGGTTTGATCGCCTGGAGCTGGATGCGTGGGCCGATGCCTACGTCGAGAGCAAGGCGATTGAAAAGGCAGCCAATCAGGACAACAATCAGCCCCGCAGTGGGCGCCAAGGAGTCAGTAAATGGCGCGAAAGACAATGTCCGGCCTCTACGAGCGGAACGGGATATGGCACATCGACAAGGTCGTCCGAGGTCACCGACTTCAAGAAAGCACTGGATCGAGCGAAAGGCAGGAAGCCGAGCAGTACCTGATTCATCGGCTTGAGAGTTTGAGGCAGGAAAAGGTTTACGGGGTGCGCCAGGTGAGAACCTGGCGCGAAGCGGCGACGAGGTTTCTGGTCGAGTTCGGGCATCAGGCGTCGATTGGGCTGTCAGCTATTCACATTGAACAGCTGGACCCCTATATCGGCGACTTGCCTATCACCCACGTCGATGACGGGACGCTGGCCCAGTTCATAAAGGACAGGAAGAAGCCAACCAAAACCGCTGATGGGAAAGTGAAACCCGGCGTAGCTAACCGAACCATCAATATTTCGCTGCAGCGTGTAGTCAGGATTCTCAACCTGTGTGCTCGAAAATGGCGGGACGCGGAAAAGCGGCCATGGTTGGACTCGGTGCCGATGATCACCATGCTGGAGGAAAAGAACAGCAGTCGGAAGCCCTACCCGCTTTCTTGGGATGAACAATCGGTTCTGTTCGCAGAGCTGCCAGCGCATCTCCAGAAGATGGCAATGTTCAAGGTCAACACGGGTTGCCGGGAGCAGGAGGTTTGCAAGCTGCGGTGGGATTGGGAGATCCCAGTGCCTGAGCTCAATACCAGCGTGTTCCTGATCCCCTATAGCTTTGGCGGCAGGAACGAGAAGTCCGGGGTGAAGAACGGCGAAGACCGGCTTGTTGTTTTGAATGGGGTAGCCAAGTCTGTAGTTGACGGGCAGCGTGGGCAGAGCACGGAGTGGGTTTTTCCATACAAAGACTCAGCGCTGCATCGTATGAACGACACGGCCTGGAAGAAGGCGAGGATTCGAGCGGGGAAAGTGTGGCAGGAAAAGTTTCTGAGGCCAGCCCTGCCAGGATTTGTATCGATCAGGGTTCACGACCTGAAGCACACCTTTGGCAGAAGGTTGCGCGCAGCAGGCGTGTCCCTTGAGGATCGACGGGCATTACTTGGACACAAGAACGGAAGCGTGACGAGCCACTATTCTACCGCAGAACTGGGGCAACTCATTGAGGCGGCGAATAAGGTGTCGATAACGGACTCTCGCGGTCCGGCGCTGACAGTGCTCAGGCGGAAAACGGGATGA